TCAGAGGTACAGCCAGGAAAAGAAGCTGACGGCGAAACTGACGAGTGCCGACCACCACCAGGCCGAAGCCGACCGATCGGCGACCATGACGCCCAACGCCACGACCGCCAGAACCACGGCCAGCACGGCGCCGGCGATCATCAGCAGGAAGGCGACCAGGTCGCCGCCGTTCATGTAGCCGTGCACCTGTCGCATCGCGCTCATATCGGCAGCCACTCCCAGATCAGCGGTGTCGTCACCACGAACCCCACGGCCGCCGCGGCGACCGCGACGCCGGCGGCGAAGGCCGCGAGCAGCCAGACACGCGAAGGCAGTTCACGCCCCCGGAGCCGGCTGCAGGCACCGCTTGTCGCGTTCCTTGTTGAAGCCGAGCATCCAGTCGACCAGGGGCTCCCACAGGCCGGGATCGGCCTTGAAAGCGGCGCGCTGCCCGTCGGTCGCGCGATAGCGCGTGGTGACCGTGCAGAGCGTGTCGATCGTGGTGACCACTGGCATCGGCCGGTCAGCGCAGGCCGTCAACGCGATCGTCGTAAGGAGTGCGGCGCACTTCTTCATCGGTCCTCTCCTTGCTCTTGCGGGCGGCGTCCAGCTTCTTGATCGTTTCGGTCTGCACCGCGTTGGTCACGCTCGAGGCGCCGGCGGTCTCGCCCTTGCCGTAGATCCGGTTGACGGCGAGCAGCGTGCCGGCGATCAGGGCGACCACGACCAACCCGATCGCGCCGTACTTGACGGCCGGCTTGGCGAACCAGGCGGCGATCATCGCTCGATCCCCATCCTGCGGCGCGTCGCGGCGTCGGCAATGCCGGTCGCCGGCAGATCGTGCGCCTGCTGCCAGGCGCGCAGCGCGTCGAAGGTCAGGCGGCCGAAGACGCCGTCGGGATCGAGGCTGGCGCCGGCGGCGATCAGCGCGCGCTGCAGGGCCTTCACGCCGTCGGTCTTGTTGCGCACCATCATGTAGAGATCGCCGGGCACGTTGTCGGCCGCGACGGGATCGGCACCCTGGACGCTGGCGTCGGGCGTCCGCGTCGGATAGCCGGCGGCGTCGAGGCCGAAGGCACGGCGATAGTCGAACACCGGGCATTCCTTCGGATAGACCTCGCGGTGACCGCGGACGCGGATCTTCACGCCGCGCTCGCCGTAGGCATCGGCGATCGCGCGCACCAGACCGGCGCCGGCGCGGAACTGGTCCGGCGTGAACCTGCTTTTCGTGAGGCCGCCGAAGCAGACCGCGATCGTGCCGGCGTTGTAGCCGTCGCCCTGGGCGGCCGGCGTCCTCTCGAGCGGCCGTCCCGGCTGGATCGTGCCGTCGCGCTTCACGTAGTAGTGGTAGCCGACGTCGGACCAGCCGTTGCCGTTGACGTGCCAGTCGCGCATGACCGCGACGTCGTCGTGCTCGGGGCGGTCGCTGGCGCTGCAGTGGATGAACAGCGTATGCACCGCGCGCGCCGGCGGCGTGAAGGCGAAGTCGATCATGGGGTCTTCTTTCGTGCGCAAGGCCCGGGCCGAACGGCGTTCGGCCCGGGCCGTTCGGTGACCAGGCCGCGGGCGCGGCGGTAGCCCCACGACAGGGCGAGGGCGAGGCTGAAGACGACGGCCTTGGCATCGACGGTGGCGTCGAGTCCCGACAGGACGTCCCAGCAATCGAGTCCGGTCCATGCCGCCACGCCGGCCAGCACGCCGGTCGTGAGGCGTTGCGGCATCGGCGATCTGGCGTGCTCGCAGGTGAGCTGGGCGATGCCGAGCAGGAAGGCGGCACCGCCGGCGACCATGCCGCAGAGGGCGACGACGGCGAGGTCGTTCATGCGCCGCCTCCCGGCTTGGTCTCGTCGGGTGGCAGCGGCGGCAGGAACTTGCCCGCGATCGCCCGCACCAGGCGCGGCCCGTAGAGCGACGCCAGGTCGACGATGTACATGCCGAGCAGGCCGCAGGCGAAGATGATGCCGTTGTGCACGTCCTCGTGCGTGACGCCGCTCCAGCCCACGACCGCCGGCCCGACATAGATCGAGCAGCCGAGTCCGGCGATCGCGGCCGAGAAGGCCTCGGCCAGGCGGTACTGGCGTCGCCAGATGATGCCGACCAGGGTGCCGGCGGCGCCGGCCTTGAGCACCGCGGCCTTGATGCCGAGCACGGTTTCGGGATCGAGCGACATGGGGCCTCCCGTGAGTGACGGCGGTTGGTGGTCGAGATCAGGCCGCGAGGCGTGCCGGGAATCGATCGGAGCGGCGGACGTGTCGCCGGTTGTCGTTCGACGGCCGGCGGCGCTGACGGATGATGTAGTTCAGCACCAGAGCCGGCGGCGTGATGTTGAAGGGGGCACCGCTGCCGGTACTCCCCGACGTTCCGTTATTCGGCAGCCCAGCCGAGAGATAGGCGCCGGTGCCGCCGACGTCGCTGCCCCCCACCATGCCGTTGGGAGCGGCATGAGTGTGCGGCGCCAGTTCTGCGATCGTCTGGACGTGGGTTTGCGCGCCGCCCGCAGTACCGAGCGAGGCGGTGCCCGAAATGCCGCCGATGCTCGCGTTGCTGCCAAGGCGGTTGGCGGCCGAGCCGCCCATGTTGTCGACGCCGAACGCGGCGCGGCCTCGCAGGTCTGGGAGGTTGAAGGTCGTCGAGCCGTCGCCGGTGCCGTAGGTCGTGCCGATCGCCGTGAACAATGCGGCATAGGTCGTTCGGCTGACCGCTTGGCCGTAGCAGAGAAGGTAGCCCGTCGGCGCCGACGATCCGGCGAAGGGCAGCACCGCGCCGCTGGGCACGACGCCGACAACCGCAGCATCGACGCCCTGCACCGTCGTGGCGTTCGTCCAGACCGCGACCTGGCCGTTGGTCGGCGTGCCGGAGTTTGAGACATTGCCGCTGCCGGCCGGCGCGCCCCATTGCACGTCGGCACCGGCGCCCTGCGTCTGCAAGAACTGACCAGCCGTGCCGGGGGTAAGAACGCCCCAGTTAGACGCGCCGCGATAGATCACGCTGCCCTGGGCGCTGCCGAGTATGTTGTCGAGCAGCGCGGTCAAGGTGGTCGCGGCAGGCGTCCCTGACCCACCGCTGATATTTGCCAGCAGCCGCTGGTCGGCGATCGACGCGAGGCGCAGCAGAGACAGCGACCCGCTGCCGATGTTGGAGGCGTTCGTCGTGTCGGTCGTGGCCGAGGGCGCGAGGCCGGTGATGTCCGACGCCGCTGGCTGGGCGGCGACCGGCTGGCCCGCCGTGGTGATCGAGGTCAGGAAGCGGTTCGGCAACGCCACCAGAGACTTGACGCCGCCAAGAGTCGAGGCGGTCGGCAGCGGCAGCGCCGTCGGCAGCAGCGGCGTAGAGAGTCCAGGCAGCGCCGTGATGTCGTAGTTGATGCCCGATCGCGCCGGTGAATAGCCCAGCGCGCCGGTGACCGTCTGCGCCGTGAGCGGGCGCGGATTGGAAATGCCGCCACCGGGACCGTCCTGGCCGAACGCGACCGACGACACCAGGGCCAGGGAGACGGCGGCGAACGCCGTTCGCAGAAGCTTGCTCAGCGTCATGGCTTGTCCTTCACTTCGGCCAGTCGGCGGTTTCGTCGATCGCGGCGATCTCTGGCGCCGTTACCGCGGCGAGCAGCGCGCCCTTCAGAGCGGCGTAGCGCACCCGGATCGCGGTGAAGAGGTCGTCGACCTGAAGCGAGAGGCCAACCATCTCGGCCGGCGAGAAGGTCGGCCACCGGTTGCTCTTCGTCCGGTAGGGCATGCCGCCCTCGGGCCAGGTGAAGCCGGGCGTGTTCGACAAGACGAAGCCAGCGCGTGTCGCGCGTGCGGCGAGATTCTGTCGACTCTCGGGGTCGATCTGGATGGCATCGTCCTCGCCGAACGGCAGGCCGCGGGCGACGGCGGCGGCATAGACCGCGTCTATCGCCGATCGCTTGTCGGCGCGCAGTCGATCGAGGTCGGCCGCCGGCGGAACCAGGACACCGCCCTCGACCTTCCAACCCGCCGCGCAGCCTTCCGGCGCCGGCATGAACTGTAGCGTGGGGTGAAAAAAGTCGGCCGGGTCGCCGTCGAGATCGACGATCTCGACCACGGCGCCGTTATCGATGCGTGCGTATTTCATGGATCACCAGGTCAAAATGATGCCGCCCTCGGCGCCGTCGCCAGCCAGGTGCGACTGGCCGTCGCCACCGCCCGACCCGCCGCCGCCACCGCCCGGCCAGGTGCCGCTGACGCCGAGGCCACCGCCTGCGCCACCGCGCGGCGAGCCGCCGCCGGTCGCGCCGATGACATGCGAGGGCAGGTTCTGAACCCGGCCGCCCCGGCCGCCCGCCACGTTGATGTCGCCGCCGACGCCGTTGCCGGGATTGCCGCCGACGGCGCCGTTGTAGACACCGCGACCGCCGCCGGTTGCCGAGAAAACGGACCCGAAGCTGGTCGTGCCGCCGGACGTGCCAGGACTGCCGGCGACACCCTTGGCGCCGACCGTGAGCGGGATGGTGGCGCCGGGAACGACCGTGCAGAGCTTGGCCGAGTAGCCCCCGCCACCGCCGCCGTCGGACCCGATGAACGTCGGCGAGCCGGCGCCGAGGTCGCAGCCGCCGCCAGGTCCCCAGAGTTGGGCGAAGACGCGCGTGATCCCGGCCGGCACGACCCAGTTCGTCAGGCCGGCCGCGCTCAAGGTCAGGACGTTGCGGAAGCCGACGAGGGTCTGGATCGCGGCGACCAGCTGGGCGCGATTGGCTTTGTCGAGGACGCCGCCCCCGGCCGTGATGACGGCGATGATCTCTTCCTGGACGGCGTTCAGCCAGTCGCCGCTGACGACGGTTCCCGGCCCTGCGCCGGGCGCATTCTCGAAGTAGCCGGGAGCGCCCGGCGCAAGTGGCGCCGGCAGCGCGGGAAGCGTGTTGGCGCCATCGATACGATGCATGGGCGGGCCTCAGGGCGGGACGATGAAGTGGACTTCGGTGTGTGCCGGCGCCGCGCGGCGCAGCACGCATTCGAGCGTGGCGATATCGGGAAAGGTGAAGAGCACGTCGCCGCTCGCGCTCTCTCCGGCGCGGAAGTAGACGATCTCCTGGCCGAGGACGGTCACGACCCAGACCGCGTCGTTCTCGCCCGCCGTATCGCCCGCCATCGAGATGCCCGCGACGAAGTCGCGCTGCTCGCGGATGGCGATGTTCCAGCCGGCCTGCAGTGCCCAGGCCGTCATGTTGCCCGGCGTCGGCGGATGATCGGCGAAGAACTGATCGGCGAGGTCGGCCCAGCGCTCGGCCAGGGTGCCGGGGGCGGCGCGGCAGGGATCGGGCAGGCCGACCATCTGCTCCCACTCGGGCAGCAGCTCGACGGCCTGGGTCGGGAAGGACTCGACCTCGAGGAGGGCGAGCTTGCGGTCGTGGCGCTTCTGGCGCTCCTCGGCCACCACCCCCATCAGACGGCCGAGATTGGACCCGGGCTCGCGCGACCAGGCGATCCCTTGCGGCAGCAGGTCCATCGTCGCGGCCAGCCACTCGGCGATCGCCGGCCGCGGCGCCCTAGACATAGGTCACCAACCCGACCGTCGCGAGATGGCCCGCGGCGACCGCCGTGTTGCCCACCGGCGCGGTCAGCGTATGGCCGTCCTCGCCGGCCGCGCGCGAGACCGCCTCTCCGATCCAGGCCCGCAGGATGGTCTTTCCCGGCCCGGCCCTGCGGACCAGCATGCGGCGAAGCTCGGCCTCGATCGCGGCCCGAACGGCGGCGCTGTCGTTGGCGAGACCCTGAATCGTGATCGCGATCGGCGCCGCGACCAGTGCGGTGACGTAGAGGTGGGCGCAGATCGGCCGCGTTGCCAGCACGGCGTCGAGCACGAGCCGCTGATCGCCGGCGCCGCCGGTGCCGGCGCCCGGCCCGGTGCCGGGACGGAACCAGGCGTCGACGCCGAGAGGCAGCCCGTTGGCCCGCAGATCGTCGAACAGGGGGAACAGCGTGACGGCGCCGGGCGTCGGCGTGGCCGCGAGCGAGAAGACGCGGGTGACGCCCGGCACCGCCAGCGCCGCCTGTTCCCAGTCGTTGCGGTTGCCGCCGAAACTCGGCTGGGCAAGCTTGCGGAGCGTGCGCAGCCGGAGCGAGGCGTCGCTTTCGGCGTCGCCGCCGCCGGCGAAATCGCTCGCCACCGTGGCGGTGTCGGCGAAGCCCGCGGGCGTACCGACGAAGGTGAGCCTGGTGCCGATGCCGAGATTGCCGCCGGCGCCACCCGCCAGCACGCCGGCAGCGACCTCGACGGTGCCGCCCACGCCCAGGGTGGCATCGGCCGCGAGAACCACGACGACACCCGAATCGGTCTGCAGTTGCGCGCCGGCGGGCGCGGTTTCGGCCGGGGTGCCGGTGAGAAGGATCGTGCCGGCCGCCGCGCTCGCGGGCTTGCGCGCCAGGCCCTTGGCCGTGGCCCAGCGTTCGAGATAGTCGGCGTCGGCCGAGAAGGGGAAGAGCTGGTCCTTCTGCCAATCGAGATAGGCCAGGTCCTCGTCGGTCGAGCCGGCGATGACGGCCACGACGGCGCGGTCGGGCGACTGGCGCAGGTTGACGTCGGCCCCTGGGAAGCGCGTGCGCCACGAGGCGCCGATGCGGTCGAACAGCTGGGCCAGGGTCGGGCGGGCGTATGGCATCTAAAACACCCCGGACCACAGGAGATCGACTTTCCAGTCCCGGCGAACGCCGTTCGGCTCGGTCAGGGTCACGACCAGGGCGAGCGCGTCGCGCGGGCCTCCTGCTTGACCTTGGGCCGGGAAGAAAGCCTCGACCGTCACGTCCGAAGCGATCCCGTCGTCGATCAGCCATTGCAGCGCCTCGCGCGCCGCGTTCTCGACTTTGAGCCGGACGGTCTCGCTCTTCTTCTCCCGCCTGTGCAGCCAGATCAGGCTGCCCATGCTGGCATCCGGCGCCCGGCCGCTGTCGCCCCACCAGCCGCGCCGGTCGCCGCCCAGCTCCGGCGTCATGTCGGCCGGGTCGGCCAGGAGGTCGGTGAAGAGCGAGACCCAGACCGCGGCCTCCAGCGCGCCGGCGTTGCCGATGCCGGGATCGAGACCGCCGGCCCCGGTCAGGCCGATGTCGAAGAAACCGGTCGTCCTGTCGTAAATCAACCGCATCGCGCCCCGCCGTTCCCGCTTGACAATCTGTAATCGTTCGATTACATTCGCGGCATGTACACGATCAAGACCCTCCCCGCCTTCGGCGCCTGGCTCGACGGACTCTCCGATGCGACGGCGCAGGGCATCATCGTCGCCCGGATCAAGCGCCTGCAGGCGGGTTTGATGGGCGACGCGAAGTCGGTCGGCGACGGCGTGATGGAGTTGCGTATCCACCGCAGCCCCGGCTGGCGGGTCTACTTCACCCGTCGCGGCGGCCAGATCGTCGTGCTGCTCGCCGGCGGCACGAAGGCCACGCAACCGAGGGACATCAAGCGCGCGAAAACGCTGGCGGCGGAAATCGAGTGAAAGAGGAGCGACGCATGAAGAGCAAGAAGAAGATCAAGGCAGCCGACCTGGCCACGTTCGACCCGGCAGCCTATCTCGGCAACGAGAAGGCGATCGCGGCCTACCTGACCGACGTCCTCGAGGCGAACGACGCCGCGCTGCTGGCCTCGGCGCTGGGCGACATTGCCCGTGCCCACGGCATGACCGAGATCGCGAAGAAAGCCGGCATTGCCCGCGAGGCTCTCTACAAGGCGCTGCGGGCGGACAGCTCGCCGCGCTTCGACACGATCAGCAGCGTCTGCGCGGCGCTCGGCGTCCGCCTGGTCGCGCAGCCGGTTCATTGACCGATTGCGGCGTCCGATCAGGGCGGGTTAAGCGGCAGCTCCTCCGCCGGGTCATGGATGCCCGATTTCTCGCCGATCGCCGGGTCGCTGTCGAGCAGGCGGTAGAACTGGCCGGCGCGAAGTTCGATTCGCGACGCGCGTATCTTCACCGTGCCAGGCTTGGGCTGGTCGGTGAACTTGATCCAGTGACCGACCGCGGCGCGGGCGTGCAGGCCGTAGAGGGCGACCTCGCCCGGCGCCAGGTCTTTCGGCCGGCGGCGGCGGTCGTCGTAGGCCAGCGCCACGCCGGCGTCGCGCTCGCCATTGGCGAAGACCGCGAAAACTTCGGAACCCTCCAGGGGGACCGAGGCGAAGCCGTAGCCCTGGGGTGTCTCGACCCGCCGCGTCTCGCCCTTCAGGAATTCGGCCTGCGAGCGCGCCAGCCCAGCCTGGACATCGCTGTGCCGGACGACACCCCGCGCGAACAGCGAACGCAGCCGGCGGTCGATATCCGACATGCGTTCAGCCCTTCATGACGTCGGCCCAGCGATCGCCCTGCCCGCCTGCGACCGCCGGCGCCTCGGATGGCTCCGGCGAGAAAGCCTCGGGCGGTGCCAGCTCAAGGTCGCAGGTCGTACCGGAGGCGCCCTTCTTGTAGTGGACTTCGGCGATCGCCAGTTCGGCGCCGAGGTTCATCGACGGCACGCGGCAGGGCACCAGCATGTTCGGCCGCCACAGCGCCCCGTCGCGCTGTCGCCAGCCGACCCGGGTCGCGGTGAAGCGGAGCGCCTTGCCGATGTTGCGCCGGGCTTCGTATTCGGCTCGCGCGAGGGCGCCTGCCTTCTTGGCCGCGCCCTCGTTCAGGATCGTCTTCGGCCGGTAGCGCTTGACGCCGTTGTCGCGGAACTCGCCTTCGACATGGGCCAGCGCCGACGGCAGGCTCCCCTCGTCGCTGCCGGCGTCGGCCCAGCGGCTGCCGGCCTGCGCCTTCACCTTGTAGACCGAGAAGCGCTTGCTTGAATCGCGCACGGTCTCGATCTCGAGCAGGCCGTCCGAGGGATGCACCAGCTCGTCGGTGGCGCGCTCGCTCGCGAGCTGCGTCAGCACCAGGCGTCCGTCCGGATCGTCGGTGACCAGGATCTGCCGCTGCCGCGCCAGGCGCTCGATCAGCTTCCAGCACGTCTCGCCGTGATGGGCCGCGGCCACCGCAAAGGTCGGGCCCGAGACCCGGGCATCGACCTCTATCCCGAAGGGCGCACAGACCTTGCGGGCGACGGCGGCCAGGTCGAGCCCCGCGAGTTCGGCCGTGTCGAAGTCGGGCGAGCAGTCGATCAAGTCGCAAGTCTTGCTGCGTCCGTTGAAGGCGACGGCGGCCGTCGTCCCATTGCGGCGCTGGCGCACCAGGTCGACATACCCGGTCAGGACCTTGTCCCTGCCGATCCAGATCTCGCAGGCCGCGCCCTCGGGAATCTCGAAGCGCCTGTCGAGGCCCGGCCAACGCTGGGTGGCGGCAATCTGGAAGTCGCCGGCACCGCGCTCGATGCCGCGCGAGACGCGCACGTCGAGCCAGCCGCCGAACTTCTGCCCGCCGACGATCAGCGAAAGTTCGTGATTCTCCAGAGCCATCGTGTCCGCCGCCGGTCCCTGCCTGTCGTGGCCCCGCGCCCGGATCGGCGCGGGGCCCGACTCTTCGCGGGGGTTATTTCGAGAGGCGTTCGCCCTTAGCGGGCAGGAACGCAGGATGAATGGCGCCGGTGCGCGCGACCAGTTCCCCAGCACGGCCGGTCACGTCGGCATCGCCGCCGTAGAAGAGCTGCGCCATCGCCAGCGCCGGGCGCGGGCGCGGCACGGCATAGGGCACGAGACGGGCCTTGTCGGCGCCGGCGTCAGAGATCGCCTGCAAGGTCGCGGCCCGCAGATGCTGCAACGCCACGCGCGCCCTCTCCGATCGACCGCCCGGTGCGGTTGCGTTGCCGGCCAGGTTGATCTCGTCGTCGAAGGCATCGGCCAGGCGGCCGCGCAGCAGGGCCGCATCGTCGTAGCTCGCGAAGTCGAGCGACGCCGCCTGCCGCGCGATCTCGGCCAGGGCCACGCGGCGGATGCCCGAGGACAGTGCGCCCTGGTTGGAAATCCCGGCCAGCTCCAAAGGGGTCAAGGCCTCGGGGGCGTACCAGGAATCGGAGGCGCCCTCGCCGTAGACCACGAACATGGACTCGATTGCCCTGGAGCGCGACAGAAGGTCCGGCGACGGGCCGGCCAGGGCGTCGGCCCAGCCGCCGAGCAGCTGCACGGTCGCCGCCGCGAAGGTCGCCGTCGCGAGCCAGCCATCGAACGAAGACGGGCCGAGCGAACGGGTGTAGCCTAGGGTCAGCAGCGCCGCCGAGGCGAGCGCCGTCGAGGGCGCATCGCCGGCGGCGAGCTGCGCCGCCACGTTCAGCACCGTGCCGAGGGCCTGGGCGCGGCCGATCAGATCCTCGACCGCCTCCTGGCCGAGCGGGCCGCCGTCGAGGCCGACCAGCGACAGCGCCTCTCCGAGCGCGTCGCCGAACGCCGTTCGGGCCGACAGGGCGGCATCGAGCAGGGCGTGCGGCCAGCTCGTCGACGGCGCGGGATAGGTGTTGCGCCCGACCTCGACGAAATGCAGGTCGAACCGGACCCACTGCGCCCGGCCGGCTTCTTTCTGGTAGTTCCACTTCTGCGCCAGCATCGTCTCGCGGCGCAGGCCGGGGAGAATCAGCGGGCCCGCCGTGCCCTTCCACAGCAGCTTGTCGAACAGCGCGGCCTGCAGGTCGGCCGAGGGACCGACGAAGTAGACGGACAGGTCGAAGCGCCGGGCGCTGCGGCCCAGCTTCTCGAAGAACGGCAGGTCCCGGTCGGGATACTCGTGGACCGGGCCGCGAATGCCACCCTCGCCGCGTTCCCCCGCCAGCTTGAACGGGAAGCCGAGGAAGGCGCCCTCAAGCGCGGTCAGGGGATCGAACCGAGAAGCCATGTCAAACGCCTCTTCGGGGTCCCCGCGCACACGGGGTTGGTAAAGGTGGATTGACCCTTCGGGTCATTCCACCGAGGCGGCCGTGTGCGCGGGGTTCAAGTATTATCCTCCATCGAACGGCCGACGTTCGTCTGGAGGCTCGAGACGCCGCTGCCCTGCACCGTCGCATCGACGCCGCGCGGCATGTTGGAGAAGTCGACCTTGACGTCCACGGTGCCCTTCGTCGGCGCGCCGCCCGCGGCCAGCGCCGCCGGCGATCCGGGCGACGGGGCCCGCGGAAAGGGCTGGCCGTAGGCCTGCGCGTAGCGGGCGGCCGTATCCATCGCCACCGACGGCGCCGAGGCCGTTACGCTACCGACCAGCCCGTTGCGCTCGGCCCAGTTGATGCCGCGCTCGATCGGCGCCCACACACCGCTGAGATCGGGCAGCAGCGACTTGATGCCGTCGATCAGGCGCTGCACCAGCCGGGCGCCGGCCGCGAACAAGTCCACGTCGAACAGCCATTTCGACAGGCCGTTTACCGCATTCGCGATCAGGTTGAAGGGGTTGAAGCGCGCGAACAACTCCCACAGACCGGCGCCCAGACCGCGGTCGAAGGCCGAGCGAATCTCGTCCATCTGCTCGCCGAACCAGCCCGTGATCGGACCCCAGTTGGCATATATCGCGTAGGCCGCCGCCGCGACGCCGGCAATCAGCAGCAGCCAGGGATTGGCCCACATGGCGGCGTTCATGCGCCACACGGCGGCGGTCACGACCTGGACGGCGGCGAACAGCGGCCCGGCCAGGGTGAGGCCGAGGCCGCCCAGGGCGATGTCGAAGGCGGTACCGGCGTCGGCGTTCTTCAGGAAGTCGCCCAGGATCGGCACGGACAGGAACGATCTCGCGGCCGTGGACACGAAGTCGAAGGCGACCCCGATCTTCTCGACCTTGCGCTCGACCGACTGGGCGATCAGTTCGCGGTTGGCGACGATCCAGTTGGTCGTCGCGTCCACGACCTTGACGAGGCCGGGCGCGACGGCGGCGCTGAGGCGCGTGGCAAGGCCGGCGCCGGCGGCGTCGAGGCGGTCGTAGGAATCGTCGAGACGGTTGAGGCTGTCGGCATGCCGGTCGGTGATGCCGTAGAACCGCCGGTACTCCTCCATCTGGGCGCGGATCGCATCGCGGCCCTGGGCGAGGAACGGGATCATGTCGGCGCCGGCCTTGCCGAACAGCGCCACCGCCATGGCCGCCTGCGTCGCCGGGTTCGTCGTGTTCTTGAACGACTCGGCGATGTCCTCGAACGAGTTGGCCCAGCCCTTCACATTGCCCTTGCCGTCGCGCAGCGAGATTCCCATGCGCTGGAACAGCGCCGCCACGTCCTTGTTCTTGCCGGTCGCGGCGTCATACATCGTCTTGTTGAGCTTCAGCGCGCCCTTCTCGAGCGACTGATATTCGACGTTCGCCAGCTTGGCGGAATAGCGCACGGCCGCGAGCCGCGCCGGCACCTCCCCCAGTTTCTCCGACGATTTCACCAGCCCGTCGAAGGCCGCGGACTGAGTTCGCGTCATGGCGATCAGGCCACCGAGAGTGAGCGCGCTGCCGATCGCGCCCAGCGCCGGCAGCCAAGAGGTGATCGAGCCCAGGCCGGCTCGGAACTTGCCCGCGACCTGGTCGGCCATGGTGCCGACGCGGCCGAGCGCATTCGTCTTGGGCTCGCCCACCGCCTTGTTCATGGCCGCGATCGGCGCGAAGGCCGACTTCGCCGCCTGCCCGACGCCGCGGAACAGCGGCGACAGGGCATCCTCGCCCATGATGCGCGTGAAGACCGAATACCTGGTCGACATCGCTCGTCACCCCATCACAGGCCGCCCTACGGCGATTTGTTTCGCGCCGCCTCGATCTCGTCGGCGATGCGATCGGCCTCGCGCAGCCATTCGAGGAAGCGATCGGCCGGGCACTCCCAGACCTCCCGGGGCGGCACCTTCCAGAACCAAGCGAGGTCGTGGACGGCCCTGCTCAGTCCGTCGGCTTCTTCGTAGGCGCCGACAATTCCAAAAAAGGCTGCAGCTTCTCCGCACAGATCTGGGCGTCGATGAAGTTCAGCCGCTCCACGTCGGGGTCGGTCAGCTTGTCGTTGCTGAGCAGCGACAGCATCAGGATACCGGCGGCTTCCTGTCCCTGGCTCTTCAGCCGCTGCCCGATCTTCTTCATCTCGCCGACGGTCGGCGGCCGGAAGGTGAGCTGCGTCAGGGTCTCGTCGCTGGCCACCTTCTTCAGCGGCTTCTTCAGCGGAACGACGATCTCCTCCGGAATGGTGAAGGCATCGTCGCGCTGGTCCAGTTCCCCGTCAGGCGAACGGCGTTCGGCTTCTGTCGGTTCGGTCATGTGCCCTCCTAGGCCGCCAGTTCTTCGCCGTCTTCGCCCTCGAAGCGGATCTTCACCTTGGCGTCGTCGCCGGTCGGCGCGATCTCGCCGGCGACGAAGGCGCCGCGCAGGGTCAGTACGCGGCCGTCGGCCAGGCGCGAGGTGACCACGGCGTCCGCGATCGCCTCGAGGTCGGCGATCTTGTAGCGACCGCTGTGCGTGAAATCGCCCTCGATGAAGGGCACATGCGGCTCGACCGTAAAGCCATGGACGCGACCGTCCCGGCCGGCCACGCCCTTCTTGATCGCCTTCTGGAAATTCCAGGTCAGTTCGGACCGGAACTCCAGCAGGTTGCCGTTGAAGCGGATTTCGGAATAGCCGCCGATCGGCTTGGTCCTGTTCATTGAACGCATTCCCATGCGTTGGCGGGCGGCAGGGGCTGCAGCGCAGCGAAGCCCCGGGAGCCCGCACAGTGGTTATGAAGACGAGATCAACGCCTCAGTTCAGGACGTGGAACTGATTGAGCACCGCCAGGATACGGAGCTGGCCGATGAGGGGCGGCGGGAACAGGACGTCGAGCCGGTCGGGATTGCCACCGTTCACCTCGCAACGCACCTGGTCGACGATGGCATCGACATTGTCGAGCAGCCCGTCGACTTCCATCTCGCGCATTTCGGCGACGATGAAGGCGCGGGCGATCGACGGCGTCAGCACCGTCGCGCCAGGCGCCACCCGCGTGCCGTCGTGCGCCAGCTTGTGGCGCGGGAAGTTCGCCATCAGCGCGCCGCGCAGCCGGCGCATGATCAGCATGAGGGTGAAGATCTTCTCGACCGACAGCCAGGCCTCGTCGATCTGGCCGAAGGCGTTCAGCTGGTAGGTCGAGACCAGCCGCTCGATGCGGACCGTGCCGTCGGCCGCGGCCGTGAAGGTGCTCATGCCGGAATAGAGCAGCGTCTGCCGCTCGGCCATGGTGAAGCGCCCGGCCGAGCCGAGGGGTGGCGCGAGGACACCCGGAATCTCGATCGTCTGTACCGGGCGGGCGGGGTCGTTGCGCAGCACGACGGCGGCGGCGCCGGCGTAGGCGGCGGCCCAGCGCCAGGCCGGCGTGGGCGACAGGCTGAAGGGCAGGACCGTGCAGTGCGGGTCGTTCTGGGTCAGGCCGAAGGTCACGGCGGCCGAGAGCGTCGCCCGCTTGGCCGAGAAGACGTGGCCCCAGACCATGCGGTTGAAGGCCCAGCGGCCCGTGTTGTCGTTCATCGCGGTCTTCGCCGCCGCGAGGTTGGTGGCGTCGGTATAGGGCATGACGATGAAGTCGAAGGTCTGATCGCCCAGCGCCGCCAGACCGACCGTGGCGTTGGGGTCGGTCGCGCCGTTGGCCATCGCCACGATCGCGCCGACGTAGGAGGTCGGCAAGGCCTCGCCGCCGGCGCTGCCCATCCAAGCATAGCGAAGATCGATGTCGTTGCCCAGCGTGCCCGCCTGGCGCGCCGTCACGGTCACGACCCCCGCCACCGCGGCCGCCGTCACGGGCAGGTCGGCATTGGCGTTGATGGCGGCGGCAATCGCGGCTGCCGTGGCGGCGATGCTCTCGGCGCCGGTGACCGGCACCGGGACGGACACGCCCTCGACGTAAAGCGGGATGACACCCGCCGCCGTCGGCGCGGCCGTGACGGTGATCGTGCCCGTGGCCTGCACCGCGCCGCCGGCGTCGCCGAGCGGCAGCGCCCAGATCAGGCCCAACGGATCGGCGAGGCGCACCGTCTCCATCATGGCCGCGAGCATGGAGCCCACTCCGAACTGCGCCTTGGCGTCGGCGAACGACGTCACCGGCACCGGCACGTTGGCGGCCGCCGTGCCGGCCGCGAGCTTCTGGCCGATCAGGAGGATGCGGCCCGGATCGTCGGCACGGCCGGCCTTCGACGGATCGACCTCGATGAACACGCCCGGCAGGCGGAGGTTGTTCGGAATCTTCGAGAACTGGATCATGCTCGCCTCGCGCGGAGATCATCGGAAACAGGGGACGGCCGACCCCGGGGGAGATCGGGGACGGCCGTCGGCGGCGCGGGGGGTCTCGTGGGAGGGGCGCGCCGCGGGAATTTCACTCTTGCTCGGAGCCCTCGGGCCCGGAACCCGGGGGCGGCCCGTCGAGCAGCCGGCCGCCGCCATCCAGCTCGCGGCGAATCCAGTATTCGTCGGAAGCCGCGACCCACTGGCCGCTTCCCGGGCAGGGTTTCTGCGTGTGCGGGTCCGGGATCGTCATGCCTTCGTTCGGCAGGAACCATTTACGGTCTTGCATGATCACTCCTCGTCGGGGCTGGGATCGAACTGCTGGCGGACAATCAGGTTCGCGGGAGGCGCGGCGCCAGGAATCGGGCCGAGATCGGCGCCGACCTGGGCGGTGTTGAAGTCGGCGGCGTCGGCCGGCAGACGGGGCTCGAACTTCAGATGGCCCAGCTGCAGCTCCAGTTCGATCTCGAAAAGACAGACGTCGTACTCTCGCTGTTCCGCGCCGATCTTGCCGTCGTCGAATTCGACGTTCAGGCGCGATACCCAGGCGAACAGCTCGAGAAAGGTGGTGTCCTCGAGCAAGGTCAGCAGGACCGCCGCCGCGATCTGGCTGGCATACTTGTCGAGGTCGATCGTCGCGCCGCGGCCGGTGGCGACCAGACCGTTGAAATGGAGGATGCAGGCCTGCTCGATCTCCGGCACCGGACGCGCGATGCCGGCGCCGCCGTCGTCCTTCGACCTGACCGTGAGGGCCGGCCACTTCTTCGTCGACTGCAGCGACTCGTAGCGGTGCTTCGGAATGTAGAGGTCCTTCAGCGCCGACTCGGGCGCCCCGACTACATTGGCGGCGGCCACGGCAGCGCGCAGCCGCGCGAGCGCGGCCTCCTTGATCTCCTCGCTCCGCAGGATGGGGAGAGGCATGCCACTAAACCCTCACCAGCCGCAGCAGCGCGCCGGTGCCCTCGCCGTTCGGCTCTTCCTGGGCAATGGCATAGACACCGGCGAACGGGCCCGCCGGAATCGCGAGCCGATCCTCCTCCTCCGGACGCACGCCGGGCGGGAAGTCGGCGTAGTGGACCCAGGCCGTTGGCTGCATGGTGGGCGCTTCGCCCCCGTCCTCGAGCTGCAGCGATTTGAAGGCGCCGTCGAACTCGGCCGGAACGGGAACGGCCGCGCCAGAGGCAACGCCGTTCGCCATCTTCTGAAAGAGGACACCGCCGAAGTCGAAGGTCCGGACGGCGGCCCGGTCGACGGCGTCGGCCAGGGCGCGCCAGTTCGGCATGTCGGAAGCTCCCTATGGGTCGACGGAGTCGGCCAGGTCGCGCCAGGCCATCAGGCCGGCGGCGGCGCGGCCGCGCGCTCGGCCGCGACCTTGGCCACGAACTCGTGCGCCTCGTCCTTGCGGTTGACGGCGGACGGCGCCCCGAGATCGCGCGCCAGCTTGACCAGCTCGGCGGCGTTCAGTTCGGCCCAACCCGCCGGAATCTCGACCGGCGGCGGCGGCGCGGCCGGTGGCGGCGGTGCTGCCGCGGCGATGCCGCGGTCGATCAGGCCCTGGGCCTCGTCGGCCGGACAGTCGAAGTCCTCGCCCGGCGCCGCGCGCCGCGGCTCCCTGGGCGTCCCGTGGTCGACCGTCATCAGCGCCGTCAGGCGGCGGGTGTTCCTGGACAATTGCGTCTCCATCGCATGAGAGGCGAACGGCGTTCGCCCGCCAAGCCGCCGACGCCAAATACGCGGCGCCGGCGGCCCGGCGGCGGGCCGGGAAGCCAGGTCCGGCTAGCGGACCGTGGCGCAGAAGCTGGCGTTCGGGCGGTAGGGAACCACGAGCGGCGCCGACTGAAGCAGCAGGTTGCGGATGGCGGGGTCCTTCTCGATCCAGCTCTTCGAGAAATAGCGCTGCGCCTTGTAGCCCGCTTCCTCGTCGAGGATGGCGCCATAGGCGCGCACGCCTTCGAGGCCGCCCTTGCGGCCGCCGTTGCCGGCCGCGAGCGATACCGTGTAGTCCGGCCACATCTTCTGATCGGCGCCATTCTCGTCCACATAGACGTCGGAATAGACGTAGATCTCGAAGTCGCCGACCATGCCGACATAGCGGGCGCGGTCGGCGCCGTCCCCACGGCTCATCGGACCGCGATCGAGCGCCGGCGCGCGGGCCTCGTTGGCCGAGCGCTTCTGGCGGTCGAGCAGATCCTTGACCTCGGCGTCCTTGCGAAAGATGCCCCAGGCCAGCGGGTCCATCGTGACCTCATGCGGCGCGGCGCCCGACTTGGCCTGGACCAGGCCGGCCCAGGTCTCGAGATTGTCGAGCACAGACACGCCCGCCTCGGCCCAACGGGCACCACCCGCCAGCGCCACGGTGAGCGCGGCGTCGCGGCCAAAGTTCACGACCACGGTCGGGTAGTTCTCGCCCGCCACGGTGACCGTTCCCAGTCGCAGCGCTTCCGACGCCATGACCTCTTCGCGCCGGGTCAGCATGTCGAGCTGGTCGTCGACCGAGTCGCTCAGCTGCGCGGCGCGACGCTGCATCGGCGACAGCGTGCCGCCGATCGCTTCGCCCGGACGGCGCTTCAGCGGCGAGTCCGGCTGCAGCAGGCGCTTGTCCTTGGCATAGGCCGGCTTGAAGCTCTTGGTCTCGACGCCCCGATCGGCGACAACCTTGCCGGCCACGGTCGGGTGGACGAACGGCGTGATGCGCGGCTTCGACTTGTCGATGTCGAAGTGGATCTCGGCGGTGTCGCCCGTCTGGATGACCGGGAAGAACTTGTCGAGCAGGAACGACGACGGCGCCGGCTTCTGCTCGACGACCTTGTTGAGGACGGTGGTGGCGTAGATGTCCATCGCAATGACTCCTTTTCAGATCGGGATCGGCCGCGGCGCTCAGGCCGCCACGACCTTCTTGATGAAGATCGCGAGACCGCGCAGGCCGGCCCGGATCGAGGCGATGGTGTGGCCGACACCAAGCACCAGCTTGGCCTCGTTGAATTCGCCGGTCTGGGCGATCATCGCCTCGACGTCGGCACCGGCGGCGGCGGCGTCGGTCAGCAGCACCGCATCGGGCACTTCGCTGCCGTCGCCCGCGGCGGACGCCGAGAGCTTCCACTTGTCCGTGGCGGTGACGCGGCCGAGCACGGCGCCGCGACCGAGGTTCGCGCCGGCGGCGATCGTTACCTTGCGGGTCGCGACCGGGAAGTTGCCGGCGAAGAGGCTGTCGGGATTGTGCGTCCCCTCGGCGGTGAAGCCGGATGCGGTGGTCATGTATCGATCCTTTCAGTTTGGAGTCGCTGCCTGGGCGCGAGCTGCGCTCAGACCTTGCCGGCCTTGAGAACGAAGGCGGCCGCCCGATCGACCTCGCCGGCGGGGCCCTTGTCGCCGCCGGTGTCCGGGCCGAGCGTCTGCTGACGGCGCGTCGCCATTTCGCCGCCGAGACCGAGCACACCGCCGGCGGGAACGGGCGCGCTCGAGGCGCCGGACGCCGTGGTCGCGACGATGGCGAGCGCGGCCTTGGCCGTCAGGTCGGTGCCCAGCGCGAGCTGCAGCGACGTCTCGACGCGATCGCGCCCACCGCCATCGACGATGGCGTGGATGCGAGAGCGGTCGGCCCTTACCGCGCTCCTGGCGATGGAGGCGCGCACCTTGGCCGGCACCGCCGCGGCGGCGGCCTTGGTTGCCTCGTCTTCGTCTTCGTCTTCCTCATCTTCTTCGTCCTCGTCGGACGCGGCGGCTTCCTTGGCCTTCCGATCCTCCTCGGCCTTGCGCTCGGACTCTTCCTTTTCGGCCTTTTCGCGCGCGGCCTTCTCTTCGTCGCTCTCGTCCTTGGGCTGGTCTTCGGCGCGGTTGCCCTTGCCCCACAGTCTGAACTTCATGCTCGGCTCCTCACTTACTGGCCAGCTCGACCAATTCGAGCAGGGCTTCGGTCGGCGACAGAATGTCGTCGCAAAAATCGATCGGCTGGGCGTCGCCCGGCAGGTATGCCAACGCCTGCGTTGCCTTGATGGCGTCGGCGCCGATGCCACGACCCTTGGCCACCACGTCGACGAAGAGGGCGGCTATCGTGTCGACTTCCTTCTGGAAGATGGCGCGGGCCGGCTCTGACAGCGGCTGTTCCGGATAGCCGTCGGCCTTGTGATCGCCGGCATAGATGAGCGTGACCTTCACGCCCGCCATTTCCAGCGCCTTAGTGAAATCGTAGTGCGCGGTGATGACACCGACCGAGCCGGTATAGCCGACCGACGAACAGGTGATGCGCCCGGCGCCGACAGCGAGCGCGAAGGCGGCGCTGCAAGCCAAGCTGTCGACGATGGCCCAGATCGGCTTGGTTTCACGCGCGTCGCGGATCTGGTCGGCCAGGTCGAAGCACCCCGCCACCTCGCCGCCGGGCGAATTGCAGAGCAGCGCGATCGCCTTGATGGTGGGATCGTTCATCGCTGCCGCGAGCTGCGTGCGGAGCCCATCGTAGCCGGTCATCCCACACCACGGCTCGACGCTGCCGAGGTTGTTGACCAGCGTTCCCTCGACCTCGAGGATGGCGACGTCGCGGACCTGCGGGAAGGCCTTCCGGTAGTCGCGCTCGACCAGGCCGATCGGCAGCGACGCATAGACCGGCCGGCGTTCGCCGCCCTCGTCGTCGTCCATGGCGCGGAGATCGCGCGGATTGGTGGCGACGCCCATGCGGGCGTGCAGCATGCGGCCGAACGATTCCAGCCAAACGCCGCCGTGACGGGGCTCGAGCAGCAGAGGCCGGCCGAAGGCGCGGCTCGCGACGTGAGCGTATCTCATGCGGCGACACTCATGCGGCTGGCCTTTCGTTGTCGCTCGTCCCCTTGACGCCCATCAGCGAGGCGGTCGTGGCGACGGGCAGATTGAGACGGCCCAGCACGCGCGCCTCGCGTGCCGACTGCCGCGCGACCTTGCGCCAGTCCCGCCCCTGCTCGGCGTTCGCCGACTGCAGCGTGTCGGTGTAGGTGTCGCGGCCGATCTGGTAGGCCTGCCGTTCCTTCACCGGATCGATGTGGCCGCGACCCGGGCCGATCCAGCCGTGGCGCAGCCAGGCCGAACGGCGTTCGTAGAAGCCCGGCGTGCCGCCGTTCTTCCGCATCGACGGCAGCTCGACGATGCCGCGGTCGACCGCCTCCTCGAACCAGCTGCCGTAGCGCGGCGCGGCCGAGGTGCGCTCGAGGAAGGCGCTGCGGCCGGTGATGGCCTTCCAGGCGCCGAGCAGCGAGGCGCGGGCACTGGAGTAGTTCGTCTTCGAGTAGTCGCGGCTCAACTCCTCGCGGCTCATGCCGAGGCCGGCGGCCTCGCGTCCCAGGAGCGTGTCGGTGAACTGCTGGTAGGCGGCGCCGGCCGGCTGGACCGGATTGGTGAATTTCAGCGTCGTGCCCGGGGGCATCTTCGGAACGATGGTGCGGTCGAGCCGCATCGGCGGGCCGCCGATCTGCAGCGATTCCTTGCCACCCGCCCCAACGGGGCCGGCGAACATGGTTTCGAGCGCTTCCTTGTCGAGACCGCTCTGGGTCTCGATCACGGCGGCGATGATGCTGTTGATCAGCACCGCCTTGGCCGTCGCCCGATCGGCGACGTCGTGCAGCCGGAAGGCCTCGATGACCGATGCCATGGGCGAAACACCACGGGTCATGCCGTCGCCCTCGACGACGAAGCCGTGCAGCACGTTCGGCCGGCCGAAATTGTCCTCGCGCTCGAAATACTCCCAGACGTAGGACTCGGCGCCGAGCCACGGATCGTAGGGGTGCGCGCGTCGTATGTGGTAGCCTAGCGGGTCGCCCTGCGGGCCGAGCTGGACACCGTTGCGCAGCGTCGCCGTGTCGGCGGCGCCGCCCGGGTTGCTCAGCCTGTGGGTGCTGATGTTCTGCCAGGCCGTGGCATAGCGGGCGCGGCCGGGGCCCAGACGATCCGGCAGCCAATGGGAGACCGCCAGGAATTCGCCCGAATCGAACCAGGCGGCGAAGTCCTGGCGCAGCTGCCCGATGAAGGAGACGCGCCGGCCGGCGTCGATCCAGTTGCCCGGGTCGTTGGCATATTCGTCGAAGGCCTCCTCGACATGCTCCTCCCAGGCGTCGCGCTCGTCGTCCGACATCGAGGAAAGGCCGAGCGCATGCCAGTTGGGCTCGACCGCCAGCATCCAGTTGGCGCCGATGACGTTGTCGATCTGGCTCTGGCGCGCGCCGGCGGCGAAGCCGTTGTTGCGCCCGAGATCGGTGCCGCGGGCCACGACATCGTCGCGCAAACCCCACATCGCCGCATCGGGCGACTGCAGCATCGGGTCCCAGCCGGCCAGCTCCTGGCTGAGGCGATCGCCGGCGCGATAGGGCACGGCGGCCATGGCACGAAGCGGCGTCGTGCCGTCGGCGGCGACCAGCTGGGCAGGCGGCATCGGCTAGCCTCCGAAGGTCGGCACGAACGGGAAGCCGGCGCCGGTCTCTTGCCCGAGCTGCGAACGCAGCGAGACGATGTAGTTGTCGAGCTTGGCGAGATCGGTCGCGGCGAAGGACACCGACCGGCCGCTGCTGGTCGACACGCTCACCGCCTTGTTGCCCATGATCAGCTCGTGGCGCGCCTGCTCGGCCTCGGCCAGCCACGCGGTGAGCTGCTGCTGCGTGGCCATGGTCTCATCCCAGGTCGATGACTTCTTCCATCACGACGGAAGTCGTGACGGTGGGCCGAACGGCGTTCGGCACGGGTTCGATCGCCGGCGAGTCGGAGTCGTCGGGCGGTTCGTCCGCCAGCTCGGGCGCGTCGAACAGCGAGCGCTGCTCGCTTGCCAGCCGCTGCCACTTGCGTTCCAGCCACTCCCACTCCGCCGGCGACTTGGTGCTCATGCCCAGCTTCTCCGCCAGCGCCAGGCCGTAGACCGTGCAGTCCAGCAGGTGGTTGTCGACCTCGGTCTGGTGCCAGCCCTGCGTGACCTTGCCGGTCTTGCGGTTGCGCTGCGTCGCGAAGATCTCCGACAGGAGCTGCTTGAAGTCCGACTCGGACCAGTCCTGGTTGAAGTGGCAGTAGCTGCCCGGAAAGACGATCGCGTCGGCTTCCTTCTTCACCTTGAGCGCGCCGAAATGGCGGGTCTTCAGCGGCCAGGTGCCGACCGGAAACGTCTTCGGTCCCTTGCGCCGGGCCTTGCCGCGCTCGCTGAAGGTGCGCGGCGTCGCCTTGCCGGGCCAGGCCGGCTGACGCCAGCCGTCTTCGCCGCGGAGCGGGAAGCAATCGAGGCGCGACTTGCACCAGTTGACGACGACTTCGGTCTGATAGTTGGCGTCGATACCGACGGCGTCGGCGCGGCGGTCGTTGCCCCAGCGGTCGCGGAACTGCTTCCTGCGCAGCGCGTCCAGCTTCTGGAACGCCGAACCCGTTTCGGTCCCGGTCTCGCCGTCGAGGAAGCCGTGCTGGAGGCCCCAGCTCTGGCGGTCGCGGCCCCAGCCGATGAAGCGGTACCAGATGCCGTCGCCCTGAACGTCGCACGACAGGGTGATCAGCAGCACGCCGCTGCCGGATACAGGGGCCGGCACCGTGCCGGCGTCCCACGTCTCGCAGCGGGCCAGCAGCTCCTCGGCCTTGGGCCGGTCGCCCGCTTCGTCCCACGGCTCGCCGAGCTGCAGGTTGACGAAGGTCTTCAGCTTCTCCGGATCGCCCTGGGCGTCGATCCATTTGGCGACGATGTGATCCCAGGTCGTGAACGGGCTGATCAGCGAATTGAGGTGGTAGCTCGGTTCGCGGCCCGGGAAGGGAAAGGCATGCACCCAGCGGCCCTGGGCGTTCATGCCCTCGAGCTGCCAGTGCTGGACGATGCAGCCGTTGGCCTCGCAGACGTAGTGCGCGTGGTAGGGCGGCACCGGGTTGAACTTGATGCCGAAGGCCTGGTCCTTGCCGCCCCACTTCAGCACCTGCTCGGCGCCGCAGTGCGGACACGGCACGTGCCAGCGGCCCTGGGTGCCGGCCTCGTACTGCCGGGCGATGCGCGACGCCGACTTGATGGTCGGCGTCGAGACATCGAGTTCCTTGTCCTTGCCCGACTTCTCGAACGAGGTCTTGCGCGCCCGGGCCATCTCGACCGGATCGCCCTGGTCCCCGATCTTGGGCGGGAACTCGTCCATGTCGTCGAGGAAGACGTAGCGCACCGACTTCTGGCGCAGGCCGGCGCCGGAGTTGGCCCCGGTCACGACGATGCTGCCGCCCGGGAAGCGCTTGCGCTTGAGCGTGCTGCCGTCGCGGCCCCGGATGACGACGTTGCTGACCTTGCGCTTCAGGCGCTTGGTCGCCTCGATCGTCGGCTCGAATTTCTCGGAGGTCCAGTCGCGGCCGGCCTCGATCGTGGGATGCACGACCAGCGCCGGGCCCGGCGCCGAATCGATGATCCAGCCCAGGATATTCGACAGGCCCTCGGAACCCGAGACCTGCACGCTCTTCATGACCGTGGTGCGCCGCGCCCAGTGGGACGGCGCCATGGTGTCCATGATCTCGACGAGGAACGGCGTGCGGGCGTTGCGCCACTTGCCCGGATGCGGACTCGTCTCCTCGGCAACGACGCGATGGCGCTCGGCCCAGTCGCTGGGCTTCATCGGCGGATCGCGGCGCAGGCCGCGCGACCAGGCGCGGCGCACAGTGCGCCGGGCAGAGCCGAGGCCGGGCAGCAGCTTACGGAGCTGCCTCGGCGTCAGGTTCGCCAGACTCGAACTGGTCGGACTCGGGGTCGGACTGGCCGGGCTCTGCATCGCCGAACTCGTCCTCGTCTTCCGCGGCGATCAGCCTGGACACCTCGTCGAAGGCCTGGCCGGTGTGCTCGTCCAGCCAGACGCGGAACTCGGCCTCGGTGCGCGGCCGTTCGCCGACGAAGGCGTAGAGGGCGCTCGCCTTGTCGGCCATCTGGCCGGTGACGCCGTCGCGGGTGCGGCGGGCGAAGGTGGTCTGGTCGTCGTCGACGACCGACCGCAGCACGACGAGGCCCTCGTCGACCGCGATCTGGCGCAGAAGGCGCCGGTTCTTCAGCTGCTTCTCGAGCTGCTGCTGCTGGACCAGGCCGGACGGCGCGCGATCCGGTGAACGGCGTTCGGCCGGGGCAGCGCCGTCGGGCGCAGCGCTGCTGTCCTGGTCGGCGTCGCCGGCCGTCATCGGCTGACGGCGCATCAGCGGATTGAGATTGTCGCCACGCGCGGCCTTCACCGCGGCGAGATCGAACAGGGGGTTGCCCTGGGTATCGCGCTCCGCGACCGGAATTTTCCCGGCCGCGGCTTGCTTGCTCACGGTGCCCTTGCCGACGCCGAGCTCGCGCGCGAGCGCGGACACGCCGAGCAGGCCGGATGACGCCATGTCAGAACCTCAGGCCGGGGCGCCCTCGATCAGCCACCCGGCAAAATCGCCGAAGCGAAACCACTCGACGGCGGGACCGGCCAGGGCCTCGCAGGTCACCGGCCGCTGCACGCCGCCCAGGCTCAGCTCCTTGGCGACGATATCGGCCGGGGTCACGCCGGCGGCGAGCTTGCCGGCCCAACTCAGCCGCGACAGCACCGTGGCCGGATAGCCGGACAGGGCCTGCACGCGGTCGACGACGACGATGGCGCCGCCGGGATTCACCAGGCCGCGCAGGCGCTGCATGAAGGCGGCACGATCGGCGGGCGGCACGAACATCAGCGTCAGAAACAGGATCGCGAGATCGAACGGCCGAAACTCGACCGACAGCGCGTCGGCGCGCAGCAGACGGCCGGCCTGCGGTCCGGTGTAGCGGGCCGCCATCTCGGCCGAGGCCTCGATCGACACCAGTTCGGCGCGACGCTCGTCGAGGACATTCTCGATGGCGCGGCCGATGTTCCCGGTCGAGGCGCCGATATCGTAGACCAGCCCGCGCGGCGGAATGTAGTGGCGCGCAATATGCACCACGGCGCCGGTCGCCAGCTCGTACCAGGGCAGCTGCTCGCGGACATGCACGTCGAAGCCTTCGGCCACGGCCGTGCGCTCGAATGTCCACTCGCGCGGAATCTCCATGGGGCGGGAGCTAAGGGGTTCGCTCATGGCGCGTCTTCCGCGCCAGGCAGAGCCGTCAGTCCCTGCACGTCTTCCCAGCGCAGCGCCGGGATGCCACGGCCGGCGTACATCGCCCGCGAGCGCGGGTTCGATTCGAGCGCCAGGTAGCGCGTGCCGCTCTCCGGGCGGCCGTGCGCCGGAAAGACGCTCTCCTCGAGCGCGAGCCGCTTCGACGCCGGCGGCGGCAGATTGCGCGCGTTGAAGTGCCACTCGGCCGGCTGCCAGCGGTTCTTCTCCAGGAGACTGGCCAGGGTCTCGGCGGCGTGCCGGACGGGACGCGCCGTCATCAGGATCGTGCGATGCGGCCGGCAGAGGTCGATCAGCCAGGCGCGATAGCGTTCGCCGCGGATCTGCTCGGCGAACCGCCGGTTCTTTTCCTCGCTGTTGCAGACCAGCGTGTAGTTGAGGTCGAGCAGTACGACCAAACCGCCGCTCATAGCGGCACCCCGAGTCGTGTCGAGAAGGCCTGCATGGCCTCGTCTACCATACCCAGCGATTTGCTGTCGGGATAAGGCAGGTCGAACTCGAAAATGATCGCGGCGCGCAGCGCGGCGCGGTCGATCGGCAACGGCTCGGCGCAGGCGGCCTCGACGCAGTGCTCGCGCTCACGCGCGGCGACGCGGCCGAACAGCGGTGCGAACAGGTCGCGGAACTCGGCCGGCGTGTGGAACTTTTGGACCTTGGGCCGGTCGGTGATATCGCCCAGCTGGATGCCGGGCTCGTAGCCCAGCGCGAAAGCCAAGCCCTTGCCGTGCGTGCGGTCGAGATAGTCCTTGCCCTCGCCCACGCGCTGCCAGCCGACCGACGCGGTCGAGGTGGCGCAGGCGAAGAGCCTCGTGCGCGGGCCGCAGAGTGCGGCGCAGACCGTCGCGAGCTGGCGGCGGTCCTCGACGAAGGGAACGCTGTTCAGGACCGAGCTGATGAAGACCGATGTGTACGGACGGCCCGAGGCGACGTCGGCTAGGAACTCCCGCGTGAGCGTGCGCGACTCCTTGAGGTCGATCGCGTCGCTGCCGTCGACCACGCGATAGGGCTCGAATGGCGCGACATGCACGCCCTGGGCGCGCAGCAGCTTGGTCTCGTGCAGATGGCCGGCGCCGAAGTCCACGATCGAAGAGCCGTAAAGCGCCAGCCAACGGGCCCGGTCGGCGGGCCGTGCGATGTCGAAGGTGTTGGCGGGCTTGGGACCCACGATCTCGGCGACGAAGCCACGCCCCAGGGTCGAGCGGAAGCGGCGCGCGCGGCGGAAGCTGTTGTAGCGCAGCAGATCCCGGTAACGGGTCTGGACGTCGAACTCCATGCTGAGCAGGTTCAGCATCGCCTCGGCGAAGGCGGCGCGGCCCTGGTCCAGACGCACGACCTCGATGCGCTCGTCGCGCTGCTCGGCAGCGTGCTGCAGCCGGCCGACTCCATTGACCACGACACCGTCGGGCCCGGCGACCAGCGGCATGCGGACGCCCTGGCGGGCGAGCGTGCGCGCGAGATTGCGGGCGTAGCCCAGCCAGCGGCCGGCGTTCGCCACGAGCAAGGGCGCCAGCGGCTCGGCTGTCGCGGCGAGGCAGGCGAAGAACGCCGGCGTATCGGGCGCGAGATCGGGCAGCTGCTCGGCCAGGCGAACGGCGTTCGCCGCGGCGAGGCGGCGCGTCAGGTCGGTCGGCGTGTCGTGCGGCCGCAGGTCGTTGGTGCCGCGATTGAAGGCGATGTTGAGCGCCTTGCGGTCGTCGAGGGCGAGCGGCGGCAGCCACGCGACCGGCACCTGGCGACAGCCCATGCGAGTCGCCACGAGGTGGCGCTGATGGCCGGACAGAATCTCGCCGTCGCCCTGGGCGTAGATCGGCAGCACGAAGCCCAGCTTGCGCAGGCTGAGTTCGATCAGGTCGAGGCGCGCCGGGTCGGTCGCGCGCGGATTGTAGGTCGACGGCACCAGGCGATCGACCGGGACCAGCTCGTGCAAGAGCGCGGCAGTCATGCCGCCATCCCGAGGCGCCGCCGGATCTCGCCGGTAATCGCCTCATTGTCGAAGCCCACCTGGTGCCGGACGGTTTCGAGCCACGCCATGTACGGCGCGCGCTCGACGGCGAAGCGGTGCTCGCCGATCGTGACGTGAATGCCGGGCTCAAGCGAGGCCTTGCGCGATCCCTTGCGGACAACCTCGACCAAACCGTTCTCGATCGGCGTAGGAGTGCCGAGCAGGCGCTCGATCTCGCTCACGTCGAAGCCAAGATCCCCCGGCACGATATCGAGATCGGCGGGCAACTCAGCCAAGGCTTCCGCCAGTAGCCTCTCATCCCAATGGGAGTTGAGGGCGATGCGATTGTCAGCCAGCCGGTAGGCTTCAACCTGGTCGGCCGAAAGATGGTCGACGCAGAGCGTCGGCACCTCGGCCATGCCGAGACGACGCGATGCCAGCCAACGGCCTTCGCCGGCTACGATCTCGCCGTCGGGCGTGACCAGGATCAGCGAATTGAACCCGAACGCCTCAATCGACTTCGCGAGCTGGGCGACCTGGTCGTCGCTGTGCCGGCGCGCATTGCGTGGGGACGGGCTTAGCGACGCGGGATCGCGCCAGACGATCCTCTTCCGTTCTCTTGTCATGATGCACAACCGATGCGCTGATTCCCCGCCCGTGATCGGGTGGCGGGACGGCCGATATCCGGCCGGTATTCGGTCGTGCGTGCTTCCAACACGCGGTTTGCAGCGCTCCAACGCTGCGGCCCCCGCCTCTTTCCGGCGATGGTTTCTCAGCCGCGTTTCCCGTTTCCACACGGGAAACGACGGCGTTTCATCAAATTTATCAAGGCGTTACTAGAAAACTAAACGGGTGCGCGTTACCCGTTGTAGGGGCCCCGGCAGGAAGGACCCGCAACAAAATTGCGTTCAAACGAAAGGAAGTTGCGCGACGGCACCCCCTAGGGCTGGCCCTCACCGACCTCACGTCCCTAGTCCTAGACCTCAGCCGCGATGCCCCATTGCATCCGACAGGCTGGCCACGAAGTTCGGCCCGAACCTCCTGCTCACCGTGCCCTCGGTCCGAGCTTTGAAACCGAAGGTCGGCTTCACTTGCACCCCAAGCTTCAGCCAATAGAGCAGCTGCAACGGATAGCGCTTCTTGCCGACACGCCGAACGATGCCCGCACCCGAGGCCGTCTTAAGCATGAAGATTTTCGGTTTGCCTCGCAGGGCGCCAGGACGTTGACCCCTCGGGATGATGTCTCGCTTGTTGCGCTTGGCATTGACCGGCACGGCAACGCGCGAATGAGATCGCGCGCGCTTGGTGCCGCCTCGCTCGTGCCGTTCCATGAACGGTTCGAGAGAACCCACCACGGCCTGCGGCACAGTCTTGGTCGCCGGCGTGATGCGAATCCCGTTGCTCACCCATTTGTTCCGCAGGGTGTAGCGACTGGGCAGATCGGCCCGAACATCGCCCTGGGCATCCTGCGCCGTCTTTGTAAGAGCGCGGGCCCTGGCAAAGGGAACGTGCCGCCGCGCGGCATCGTCCATATGGCGCGTGAAGCGGTCGACGTCAGATGTGACGTACGTCCGCATTGTGTCGCCAGATCGGTTTGTTGGGGGTGTGAGGCGCGATCCGCCATCACTAACAAAAAAATACGCTCAAACTGTCCGCCGTGTCCAGCGGCCTCTAATGTTTTTTCTCGGCGAGGATGAGCCAGCACTTCCGCGTGACGTCATCGACCGGCTGCTTCTCGCCGTTCCATTCGGCCGCCATGATCGTCGTGAGATAGAGATACCGTTCACTGACGGCGGTTTTCTTCAGCGCCTTGCCGCCCAGGCGCGCCGCCACAACCTCGGTAATCTTCGCCACCTTGCGCAGTGAACAGCCCGACATGATGCCCATGAGCACGGCTCGATCGATGTCCGAGCGCAGGTAGACCCGGTCCATCGTCCAATCGAGCCGGGTCACCTCCTCCGGCGTCAACGATCGGCGCAGCACGCCCGCCGACTGCGGCTGCAGATCGCCAAGGAACGAACGGTAGAGAGGCGGCACCTTCACGGGCGGCAACTTCTTCATCAACGCGTTGACCGACAGCAACCGGCAGTGGACCAGGTCATGGGTCCATTCGATCGGCATCGGTCCGAAAGCACCCGTCTCGAACGACGGCTCGACGACCGGCGGCAGCGCCACCTCACGCTTACCCCAGGCAGCACTTCGCTCGCTGAGCAGGAAAGCCCGCTCATCAGCGCCTCGAACCGGCGTTTTGAACCTCTGCTGGGGCTGTACCGCTTCGTCCCGCTTCTGTACCGGCTCCGTAACGCTCTTACTCATTTGAATCTCTTCATTAATTTAGAAGTCGTTACATCGGTACGCTAAGAAATGACCCGTCCTGTCGCGCACGCACGCATGAGTCCCCTGTGAGGGGTGCCCGTACCGCCGTACCGCTGTCGCCTTTTTGGTCGTCGCCACAATCGTTTAGGCCCGGTACGGGCGCGGTACGGCGCTGGTACAAGCGGGACGGTCATGGCTCTTCGTCCGCCATTGAGGGCAGGAAAAGAGACGGCACGAGGACGCCACGGCTCTGAGGGCCGCCAAAGCGGACGGGCCCATGCAGCGAGACCTTCACCTTGTCGCCGCCGATCGGCCGGAACTCGAGATGGCAAAGGACATCGGCCCAGCGGCCGTCCGACCAGTCAGAGCCCTCGAATATCCGCATGAGACCGTCGTGCGTGTTGGCGATTCCGAGATCGGCGAGGAACCAGAGCGGATTCTTGTCCTTGAGATCGGCCGGCAGCAGCCGAAGGCCCATCCCAAGGAGCGCGCGGCGGTGCGACTCGCCCCCACCGGGTTCGCGCGCGCGCGCAATGACCTGGCCGACCGTGAGCGATTCGCCGCCACGCCAGACGTGTGCGTCCGACCCGAGCAGCTTGTTCCAGCACTGGCTGGCCGGGTCCGTTCCCTCTTCGGCATCGCTGAGCGAGATGATCCACGGCAGGAATCGCTTGCCGATGTCATCCAGCATGTCGGCATCGGCCGGATGGTCCTGCGTCAGCGTCCACCACCCCGCGAGCAGGTGGCCGAGCTGATTGCCGTCGCGGGCAGTGCCGCCAAGATCGTGAATACGCGTGCGCGCGAGCCGCAAATTCTCGCAGAAGAGATCCCACCGGCCCAGCACGCGGGCGCGTAGCTGGGCCGACCATTCGGCGACACGCAGGATCAGCGCCTCGATTTCTTCCTGGGTGGCGCGCTCGCGGCCTTCCTCTTCGAATCGCAGCAACTGGATGATCGTGATGCGCTCGCGGTCCTGCTGTTTCATGTGGCCGACCGCCGTCGCCGCCATGCAGACGGCTCCGCGCACGTCGAGCTTACGCGCCGTGCCATCGGCACCGCCACGCCCGCCCTTGGCGCCGCCCTGGTCGCTGAGCAACCGGATCAGTTCGCGCAGCTTTTTCATACGCTGCTGGTCGCCGTCGCTCTCGTTCTCGTCGAGCAGGATGCCGCAGGCCTGCCGGAGGAACTCCTGCTCGACGAAGGCGCCCGAGTAGGTGTTCGCGATGTCCTGCCCGGCACCGCCCAAGGCGGCGCGCATCAGCAGCATCAACGTCGACTTGCCGGAGCCCGGCTGGGCGCGCAGGAACATGTGCGAGCGCCAGTGCGTCGCGTCGCCCAGGAAGGCCTGGGCGAGATAGCCGGCGACCAGCTCCGCGGCGCCCTCCTGCTGGAAATTCCAGTTGAACAAGGCCGCGACCAGATTTTGCCCGAGCTGCGCCGGCACGTCGGCATAGGCCGAGCCGCCGCGAGGAAGCGAGACCATCGCCGGCCGCTCGCGCTTGCCCGCGATCACGTAGAGCGGCGTGCCGAGCCGCGCGCCCGGCTTCAGTATCTCGCCCTCGCGGATCAAGGCGTTGCCGGCATGCACGATCGGCCGTCCGTCCGGACCGCGCCAGGTGCCGGCCATGCGATGCTCGACGTCGCCCGAGACATAGCCCACGTCGACACAGGCCCGCATCATCGCTTCGGCCGCAATGACGGCATTGGGCCGTTTGGTCGGCTCACCGGTCTTCTTGTCGACCCCGGGAAAGTGCTTGATGAGCCACCACAGGCGCGCGGCGAAGAGATCGGCGAGACCGCCGGCGCGATGCAGCTGTGCCGCCGTGAACTTGCGCAGCTCACCCTGCGGCGTCACGAGATAGTAGATGCCGCCGGGCCCGTGGCCGTAGGGCCGTACCGGGCACGGATCGAGACGGCTGTTCCACCACCAGTCTTGGCGCGACCGGTCGTACCACGAGCCGTCGCGGTACTTCTCCGGTGGACCGTCCGGCTTCTCCTGCGGAGCGGCGCCGGCGTCGGGATCGATCGAATCGACGGCGAAGTCACCTGTCGCGCCGTCGCCCCATTCGTCGTCCTCGCCAGGATCTTGGTCGTTATTGTTCATTGTCCCCGCTCTACGCTACGCCGAACGCCGTTCGCCTCTTCACCGAACGCAACACTTCACCCCGGCGCCGCCGCGGGAGCGCCGCGTGGCGGTCGCATTCGGCCGCCACGATCGCGCCCATGAACCAGCTCGCCGTCGCCGCCGTCGTAACCGCCCTCGTCGCTCTCCCCGCCGGCGCCGACACGCCGAAAAAGGACTGCGGCCAGTTGCCCGGCACGTTCGAGGGCCTCGTGTTCAGCGGCGACGGCGACACGATCTACGGCGTGGGCTACGCGCCCTCGATCCGGCTCTGGGGCATCCAGGCGCCCGAGCTGCGCGACAAGCAGACCGGCCAGGAAAGCACCGCCGGCATGCGCACGCGCGCCGCCCTCGAGGATCTGCTGGCGGCGTCGGGTCACCGCGCCAAGTGCGAGCCGCGCAAGTGGGACCGCTACTGCCGCGTCGTGGCGAGCTGCAGCGCCGGCACGACCGATGTCAGCCTCGAGCTGCTGAAGGGCGGCATGGCCTACGGCTTCTGGCTGAGCGACACCGCGCCGGACAAGGTGGCGCTGAGCGTGTCCTATGCGACGGCCGAAGCCGAGGCCCGCAAGGCGCGACGCGGCCTCTGGAAGGATTGGCTGGGCGAGACGAAGTAGGCTCACGCCGCCCTCCGCTCGTCGGCGAGGCCGAGCCTCTGACGCAGGACGCGCTCGAGCGCCGCTTCGAGCGAGCCCCCCCCGGTAACCCGATTCGTCTTGGCCTCGTTGATGGTCTGGTCGAGATCGAGCCGCTTCAGGCCACGCGCCAGCCGGCCCGAGGCCACGACCGCCGGCTCCGCCTTCACGATGCGCGTGACGGCCGCGATCGTGGGCGAACGCAGCGCGTTCGTGGTCTCGCCGTGCGTAGCCACCAGCACGCCGAGCGCATCGGCCAGGACCTGGCGACCGAGCGGCAGCAGCTTCTGCAGCGTGTAGGTCGCGAGCGTCGAGCGCGGCGGCAGCACATAGGACGGCGGCCCGCGCAGGATGGTGACGCCGGCGTCGGCACAGAGCTTGTGGATGCTAAGGGCCCAATCGGTGCCGGCCGCCTGGGCCGCCCAGAACTTCTGGATGCGCGAGAGGCCGATGCGCTGGCTATTTGTCGCGACGAAAATGCCGGCCTGGGTCGCCACGTCGGGCGCATCGACGATGTAACACGGCAGGGCCGTGATCTTGGGATGCAACTTCGCCGCGGCGAGGCGGTGCTGGCCGTCGATCACGGCATATTGCGACCCCGATTCGGTGACGATGATCGGCTGGTAGTAGTTCCAGCGGAACGCGCCGGCGATGCGGCGAACATGCCGCTGGTTTTTCTCGCCCATCGCGCGCTGGTAGCGCTTGTCGACCGTGAGCCGCTCCAGCGCGATCCAGTCCAGGCTGGGCGGCGTGCCGAGCTCGACGACGGGTTTCGATTTGTTGCGCCGGGTTTCAGCCACGACCACCCGCCCGAGCGGCCCGCGCCTTCGCCACCAAGATATCACCGAGCACCGTTACCGGACGGTCATAGGCCTGCAGCCAGTAATCGGCCGCCACCCCCACGAGGACCGAGCAGACGAAGTCGGGCGCGAGCCCGTCGGCAATGGCCTTGTACGCGGCATCGCTGATGGCGTTGCCAAGATCGGCGAGCCGGCGATTGCCAGAGTGATGTTCGAGAAGCTGATCGCTCAAGTTCTGATCTCCTGTGTCATCGGACGGACACCCTCAATCGGTCGATCGAGCGGCGGCAGTGCCGTGAAGAGGTTGCGGCCGACCAGCTCGACACGGCGCACGGCGTGATCGACACACCAGTACGACGACACGCGCACGCGGCCGTCCCGCACCAGGCCGAGCAGATCCTGCTCGATGGCAAGAGTCGGCAGGCCGAGTTCGCGCGCGAGGTCCGCCGTTTCCGGCAGTACCAGGCCGGCCTCGGCGGTGCCCAGGATGAACCGCATCAGCCGGGCCCGGCGCTCCCAGGACGTCGTCTTGGGCGATTCGGGCGCTGGCGGCGCGACCGCCGAGGTCGAGACAGTCGGCGCCGGCCGGGGCGCGGCCGCACGGACTGCCGGTCCCTGCAGCCGGTATTCCGCAGACAGCCGCCGATAGTCGGCCTCGGAGCCCGCGATGCGATGCAAGACGGCCGCCGATGCGCCACGGGCGATCTGCCGGCGCAGCTGCGTGACCGTCAGGGGCTCGCGGCGCGGCGGCAAGCCGAGGTCATGCGCGATCAGGACGCTCATGCCTGCGCCCTCAGGATTTCAGCGATCGCGCGAATGCCGATATTGGGCCACATCCTCATGCCGCCTCCCCTGCCGAACGCCGTTCGGCCGCCCGTTGCTCTTTCAGCACGTCGTTGAAATCCGCCTTGTCGAGGTGGCGCATGTTCGGGACCATGATCCCGATGTGCCGGCCGCCCGTGCTGAAGGCCTTCTTCGCGGCCCAGGCGGCGCGTTCGCCGGTGCGGCGGAGCTTGTTCCAGTCGGCGCCGATCAGCAGGTCGCTGCAGAGGAACGGCGGCTCGACCTTGGCCATGGCGTCGGCCGAGCCGTAGGCAAAGCCGGCGCGGCGCCACAGCTGCATGTTGGACATCGACGTCTCGAGGCCTTCGCCGGCCGTCATCGCTTCCGCCGGCTCGCACAACATGAGCAGCGCGCCCGCGCGGGGGCCGAGGTGCATCTTGTCCTTGCGGGTGCCGGCCTTCTCCCAGCCGCCGGTGACGCGCTTCAGGTAGGTGCGATGGACGGCCACCACCGTGCCGTCCGGCTTGCGGTAGGGCACGATCATCGCGGGGAAGTCACGCTGCTCGATGCCGTGATAACAGGCCGCCACGAACTTCAGGGCGGCCGGCCAGCCGCCGTTGACGGCGGGATCGCCGAAGCCGTACTCGGCACAGGGCACCAGGGCGCGGCCACGCAGGTACTGGTCGATGGCCGGGTCGTGGACGGCCCGGGCCCAGAGGCGCTGCACCCGCTGATCGCGCTGCACGTCGTCGGCCTGCGGCACGGGCACGCTTAGACCCGTCGCCGGGTCCAAGCGTTGGGGCCGCGGCGCCGGCGCCGGGCTCGCGGCCAGGCGCGAGAGGCCGTTCTCGGATTCCAGCAGCTCGATCGCTTCGGTGAACTCCAGCTTCTGCCGCGCCATCACGAAGTCGATGGCATTGGTGCCGCTGGCATCGCAGCCGAAGCACTTGAACAGGCCCTTCTTGGTGTTCAGCGTGAACGACGACGCACCGCACGTCGGCAACGGGCAGACGCCCCTGTATTCATGCTTCGCGACGCTCTTCAGCGCGACGACGCTCACGATCGCATCGTAGAGCCCGACCCGCTCCAGCACGGCGGCCTTGCGCTTGGTCCAGCGGTCGCGGTCGAAGCTGACGGCGAGGCGGTCCGTTCTCATGCCCGCGCTCCCGCCGGAGGGACGAGACGGATGACGCGGCGCGGGCCGTGCACGTCGGCGGCGAGCGAACAGGCGATGCGACCGTCGCCGCGCAGGCAGTCGATATCGTTGTCGATCGTCCCCGGACTCACGCCGAAGAAGCGCGACAGACGGGCCGTGGTCGGCATCGCCGCGCCGGCGCGGGCGTACTCGGCGATGACCTGGAACAGCGCGAGCCGGCGTTCCGGGATCGACAGCACGACACCGACCTCGCCGCCGCCTCCGGTCGCCCCGCCGGCCTCGGACCGCGGGGCGGGCGCCGGTCGTTCGGCCGGCAGCAGCTGCAGCGCCCGCCGCAGCGACCGACCATCCAGATCCCACACACGGACCAGCGTCCTGAAATGCGCCGCCGATCCGGCGATGCGATGCAGCAGGCGTTCCGACGCGCCGCGACGGACGTAGCGGCGGAGCGTCGTGACGACGAGCGGCTCGTAGACGGGCCGCGCCGACGGCAGGCGGGCAACCAGGACGCCGGGCGCGGAATCGCCCCACAGCACCGACCGGTCGACGGCACGCGGCCAGGTCGGAGGATCGGCCCGCCGATCCTCCCGGCGGTCGGCAGGCGTTGTCGTCAACGCCGAGAGACCGCGCGGTGCAGGATTGACACGGGCCTCGCTCACAGCGGCGGCCTCCGGTGCCCCGTCATGGCGATCCAGACCAGGTCGTCCTGCAGCGCGCAGGTGCGCGCGTCGTCCATCGGCTCGATGCCCAGCGCCTGCAGCACCTTGTCCGCATGCTCGCGGGCGATGACGTTGTAGAGGAGCTGCAGCGAACCGAAGTGGCGCACGACGGCCGAGCGGTGAATGTCGGCCAGGGAAGCCAGCTCGCGGGCCTCGGGGCGAAAGCGACCTTTCCGGATCAGCTGCAGCGCCGCCTCCAGGATCGCCGTCCGCGTCCGCTCGCCCTGCCCCTGCCGAAAGGGCGAGACGTATTTGCCTCCTCCGCTCTTCGGTTGCGCCAACGTTTCGCGTGAAACCACGGTCATGGCACCCGCCACTCGGGGAAGAGCTGACCGAAAAGGCACAGGAACTCTTCCGTCGCCCGCTTCGGGCCCCATTGCCTCAGGACCAGCCCGAGACCGGTCTCACCCTCGCGCTTGCGTTCAGCATGAGCACTGGTCTCGCCGAACAGCTGGTCCCGCTCGTCACCCAGGATTGCCGTGTCGGCGCGCTTCACCTCGTCGGGCAGGTCACCGTCGAGACCGAACCGCTGCCAGATCATGCGCTCGAGGTAACCCTCGAACTTCTGGGCCTCGTAGAAGTAGGGTTTCAGCGGTCGGACGATGTCGCCGAGATAGGCCTCGGCCGCGTCGTGCAACAGCGCCCAGCGCGCGAGACCACGCTCCTGGTCGATGCAGAAGTGACGCGCCAGCATTACCGAGTGTTCGGCGACCGAATAGTAATCGGTGACGGCGCCACCCCAGCGGCAGATGCGCGCGAGGTGGTGGGCGATGTCGCGAATATCGATCTCGTCGGGGCGTGGATCGAGCGGCCACATCAACCGGCCCCGGGCAGTCAGCTGCCAGTCGCCGAAGCGGGCAATCACGGAAACACCGTGACCTGCTGGCCCGAGGCTGTAGGCTCGATGAACACGCCGGCATCGACGCGGCGGCTGACCTCGTTGAACTTGTCGACCACAGCCTGGCCGAGATCGACGCCGTAACGCATGGCGAGGATGTCTAGATAGGTCGCCACGTCGGCCAGTTCCTCGCCGAGTTCGACCCGCGCCGCGTCGAGCGTGAAATCGCCGCGGCGGACCTTCTTCTGCAGGTTCGCGAGCTCGCCCAGCTCGCCGGTGACAGCCACGATCCAGTCGGCCAGCGACCAGTCCGACCCGTCAGGAGACGGATGCGCGATCTCGCCCTGCCTGTTTCTGAACCGCGGCAGCCGGGCGAGATTGGCCTCGCGCAGTACCGCAAATGTCATGGTCTTGTTCATCAGAGCCCCCGCTCCATTCCTGTGGGTTCAGTCCGGCGGCCGGCCGCTGGCTTCGATCAGCAGTGCGCGGAGGCCGCAAAGGGCGCGCAGCGCCTCGTCGACCTCGGTCATGGCGTTGCGCGCCTCGACCTCGTTGATGCGTCCATCGGCCAGGGCCGACACCAGGACGGCGATCGCCTCGCCATGCTGGCGCGCCGACTCCGCGGTGAGCGCCTGCGGGCCGCTACGGCCGGCGCACGGCATGGGCTGAAAGAAACCGCCGGCCAGGGCCGCGAGAAACTCGGCGCCGGCGGGCGCCGCCTCGCTGGTCAGCGCTGCGACCCGCTCGAAGCTGATGCGCTCGGGACTCTGCGGATCGGTGAAGGCGTAGACCTGGCTCTCGCCGAGGTCGAGCTTCACCATCACGCGCTTGGGCCCGCCGTTCTGGGCGAACAGATCCACCACGCAGGCCTTCACCGTGCCCGGCGGCCGTGGCTTGACCGGGTTGAAGGCGGGCCTCATCGCCGACCTTCCCGGAAACGAGCGGCCGCATTCTGGCGGCGGTCGGGGTCGAGCGGGCCCAGATCATCGACCATGACCTGCTCGACACGACCCGACCGCTTCAGCGGCTTCGAGAACGACACGGACAGCGGCTCGACCTCTTGCACGAACCACGGCCGCAGAGCGTCGGGCGACGGGTCCGGCCCGAGGAAGACGAATACGCGCATCACGCCGCCTCTCCCGGCCGGGCCACCAACTCCCCTGCGCTGGCGTCACGAACGGCGTTCGGCGCCCCGCTTTCGTCCACAGCCCCCTCGCCCTCCGGCGCTTGGCCCGGATTCTTGGCCTCCCAGGTCCGCAGCATATCGTCGGCGTTCACCAGGCCCCCGGTCTCCTCGCGGATACGGACCAGGGTCGCCGGGGTGGGAAAGCGCTCGCCACGGGCATAGCGGCCCACCGAGCCGCGGTCGCAGCCGATGCGGCCGCCAAATTCGGCGTCGCTGATGTCCTGGTCTTTCAGCCATGCGGCGAGGGAGGTCATGCCGCTATGTTACCAAAAGCGCAACAATCGTCAACAGAGGGTTGCCATTCCGGTGGATGGAACGTCGTTGCCAGTCCGGCAACAATCAAGCATGAAACGCAAAGTCACCCGCAACCACCTGGCCGAGTGGCGTAAATTTCGCGACGGCATGACCCAGGAAGCGCTGGCCGACGCGATCGGCACGAACAAGGCGAACATCTCCCGCCTCGAGAGCGGCCAGCGGGGCCTGTCGCAGAAGTGGCTGGAGCGCCTGGCACCGGCCCTGGATGCGACACCGGCCGAACTGCTGGAAGAGCCGGGCAAGATCAAGGGTGGCGGTCGCACCGGCGTGCAGCTGGTGCCGCTCATCGATTCGATCCAGGCCGGGCATTGGACCGAAGTTGCCGACCCCTACCCCAAGGGCGACGGGGTGACCTGGATTCCGGTCCGCCGCCATGTCGGCCCGCGCGCCTTCGCGCTCGAGATCGACGGCCCGTCGATGGAACCGGAGTTCCACGACAAGGACGTGGTCATCATCGACCCCGACCTAGAGGCCAGGCCCGGTCATTACGTCGCCGCGCGCATCGACGAGGACAACCTCGCCACCTTCAAGCGCTTCCGGGTAAAAGGCCACGACGGCCGCGGTCGACCGATCGTCGAGCTGGTGCCGCTCAATCCCGACTGGCCGGTGATGACGCTGAACGTCAAGGGCGGCCGCGTGATCGGCGTGGCCGTCGAGCATCACCGCATCCTGGTGTAGCGTCCGGCGCTAGCCGCCGGCCCCCTGACAGGTCTCGCGCAGCCAGTCGAGCTGCTGCGCGGCGGGCCCGTTCAATGCCCTGTAGCCCATGGCGTCGAGCTTCAGCAGCGGCTTCAGTTGCGACCAGGCATGGCCGAAGATCACGCCGCCCATGTCTTCCACGACCACGCGCTGGCGGCTGGCGTGCAGCGAGCCCAGGATCTGCGGCATCAGTTCCCAAGCCTCGCGGGTGCGGGTGCCGTCGCGCAACGGCACCTTGATCCTGTCCATCAGCGAGGCGAAGTCGGGCGCCTGCTTGGCGATCGCACGGATGATCGTCTGTTCGAGGTGGTCGTAGCCCATGCGGGCCGCCGCCTCGGGGACACCCATGGCGGCGGCGGCGACCACGAAGCTCTGCCGCGTGTCGTGGCCGTGGATGAACTCGATATCGAGCTGGCCGAACGGCCCGTCGAAACGCATTGCCAGCGACGTGCCGCCGCGCAGCGCCGGCCGCAGCTTGCCGAGGCCGGCATGCTCGACGATGGCGGCCGAGGAGCCGGCGACCGCCGGCGTCAGCATTTGCACGATCGAATCGACCGGTGGCTCGCGATCGATGCGCCAGGCGAGCGTCGCCGAGGTCGTGCCTGACGGCAGCAGGTCGGGCACGAGCATGTCGCGGCAACGGATCAGCAGAAAGCCGCGCCCCGCCGTCGCCGGCAGCATCAGCAGCGCCGATCTGGCATCGGTGATGCGATCCACGTTCTCGTAACGCACGACCTGCGCGCCGGCCGGCGCACTGGCCAGGAGGGCGAGGCCCAGGACTCCGGCCACTCCGGCAAGGACGCTCCTAACCCACGATTGCATTTCCATTCCCCCACCGAAATCGGTTGAAAGCCGGGCGTCAAGGGGCCGAAGCGCAACCTCAATTTCAAAGGTTGCGCTTTCGGCAACATTCGTCTTGCCCCGATGTTGCGTTTTTGGTAACTGTGTGTTGCCACCCACGCACCCGGAGCCGCCCATGCAGACCGCAGCCGCCGACACCCCCTCGCCTCGCCTCCCCTCCCCGAACGCCGTTCGCGGCCGGTCGCGGCCGGTCGATCGGATGACCGGGATCGCGGTCAGGGTCCACGGCACTTCCTTCGTGGCCTCGTTCCACCTCGACGGGGCGCTCTATTTCCTGTGGCTGCGCGAGGACGGCAAGACGCTGGACGGCGGCACCCTGCACAAGCAAACACCGCGCGCCGGCCATGCCGCCTTGTTCACGAGCGCGTACTGCAGCCCGACCGCCAAGGCCAACGTCCCTCTGGTCGCCAGGCTGTTCGAGACGATCGAACGCGACGGCCTGATCGCCAGGGCACGCGCCGAGCACGCGGCGAAAGAGGCGCGCGAGGCCGAGCAGCAGCGCCTGACCGATATCTCCTGGGCCAAGAGCCAGGCCGGCGACGAACTGTACGAAGTTGTACGCATCGTCGCCAAAGGATTGAAGTCCGGCGCGATCAAGGATCAGACCTTGATCCTCACCGCGGCGCCCGACGCCGCCGAGGCCCCCGTCACGACACTCAGCGCCATGGTCGATGCCGCGCTCGCCAAAGCCGACACGCTTCCGGCGCGGGAGGCCTAGTCGTGAGCGACCTGCAGCCGATCCCGAGCGTCACCCTCACGAAGGGCGAGCATGCCGCCGTGCTCGACCGGCTCAACCTGCCCGACTGCATCGCCAATGCCTTGACCGACGTATCGGACGGCGATCAGCCGCCGGTGCCGGAAAGCGTGGAAGAGGTCGAGGCCCGCGTGCAGCACCTGCACCGCCTGCTCGACCGTGCCGACCGCACCCTGCCCACGATCCTGTCGACCCTCGACCGCGCCATTCTCGCGGAAAGCATCGAGGGCTCGACATGGGCCGCCATCGTCGCCGACGAGCCCGCGCTCTTTCGCGCCCGCCGGCGCGTCCTGCAGTCCGCCGCCGACAAATTCGTCGCGGCCGGCATCGCCCCTTCCATCTTCGTCCCGGAGGCCTGACCCATGCCAGACGCCAGCACACTCCCGCCCGCCCCGGGCGAACGCCGTTCGCCCCGGCTGGTGTTCACCTTCCGCGACGCCGATCCGGGCATGCAGGCCGCCGGCGTGCGCTTCTGGATTTACCGCAACAACGCCGGGCCGGTCGGCGATGTGTTCCGCTCCCTCGACGACTACCGCTGGCACTGGACGCTGTACGGCCACGGGGCTCCCAACAAGCAGGGCACGGCGCCCACCCTCACCGACGCCGAGCAGATGATCGAGCTACTCGACGCGGTTGAAGCCACCCAGGGCGCGACCATGCGGCCCACCGGACTGCCGATCGCCTCGATCGAGCCGCTGACGGCCAAGGAACGCGAAGCCCTGCGCGATCTCGCCCGGGCCTTGCGCCTGTCGGCCGATCGTGTCGACGAGGCCCTGGAGACCGGCCGCGTCGACCGGGGCATGGAAGCCTGCAACTTCGTCGGCGAGTTGGGCACGATCGCCCAGCGCGCCGCCGCCGTCCTCGGGAGTGGCCGGTGATGGCCCGCCCGACCCCGCTCGATCAGCACCTCGAGGCCGAGGCAGCCCACATCGGCATGAACGGCAAACCGTGCCGGTGCACGGCGGCGCGCCGGCGGCGCGTGACGTCCGGCCTGTCCGACCTCTGCCCGTGCCACGGCTTGCTGCATGCGCACTGCCCGAAGGCCCGTCCCTGCCTTGGGGCGTGCGGCCGCCTAACGACGGCTCACGAGTCGGCGGCATGCGGCTACTGCCGGCACTGTGCAGCCGACGCCGGCTGGCGGAGGATCGCGTGATGGCGCCGCACCTGCTCCGCGACGGTCGCCCGGACCGCGCGCTGTCGGCCGTCTCCATTGCGCCCCAACCCGACCGCCGCGCCAGCGCCTGCCGTCCCGTCCTGGGCGCGGTAATCGCCCTGCTCGTCCTCCTGGCCGTCGCCCTCCTGGTGCGGCCATGAGCGGCCCTCTTTCCGACGGCTCAGCCGCCCGCCTTCGCATGCTGCAGACCTCGCTGGATCGCATGAACGATCTGATCGACGTGGCGCTGCAACAGCGCCGCACTGCCCTCTTGCCTGACGTGCTGCGTCGTTTTGAAGAGGCGGCCGATCACGTCGCCGCGCTGCGCAAATCCGTGGGAGCCTGACCATGATCGAAGGCATCATCGTCGTCGCCGCCATCCTGTTCGTCCTGGGCGGCATCTTCTCGGCCGCCGCGAAATGACCGACCGGCCGCGCCCCTACACGCTGGGCGGCACCGACGTCGCCCTGGTCGCGCGGCAGGCCGACGGCCACGTCGTCTGCGCCTATCTCGATCCCAACGGCCGGCGCACCGGCGGCCACCGGCCGGCCTGGGCACACGAGCTGCGCCGCCTCGGCACGCACCTGGCCGAAATCAAGGCCGAGATCGCGAAGCTACCGCTCGCGAATGCCGACGGCGCGCTGCCCGCGCCTACCCCGATTCCCCAGGAGGCGCCGGCGGCACGGCCGCGCGCCCTCCTGTTCGCCCACCACGCCGTGCCGCCCAACGACGAATGACAGGGGACGAATGACATGGCCAATACGTTCAAGACACCGTTGCAGAAAGCCGTGGTCGGCTGGCTGACGGCTCATCCCGACGTCAGTCTGCGCGAGCTGGGGCGCCGGACCGAGATCGACCACAGCGACCTCGGCAAGATCACCAAGGGCGACAAGGCCTCGCTCAACATGGAATCGGCCGGCCGCCTGGCCGCCGCGATGGGCGTTACGATCGAGCAGCTGCTCGCCGGCCAGTCGGAAGGCGACGGGCCGAACGCCGTTCGCCCCATCCCGATCGACCTCATCGACCCCTCCCCGCACAATCCGCGGAAAGACTACGACAAAGACGAACTGGCCGGCCTCGCTGCCAGCATCCAGGAGAGCGGGCTGCTGCAGCCGCTCGTGGTGATGAACTCCCTGACCAAGGGCCGGTTCGAGCTGATCGCCGGGCACCGGCGGCTTCGCGCGCTCAAGCTGAACAACGCCGACACCGCGCTTTGCCTCGTCCGCACCGCCGAGACCACCGCCAGCGCCCGCGCCTTGCAGATTATCGAAAACCTGCAGCGCGTCGACATTCCGCCGCTCGAGGAAGCGCAGGCCTTCGCCGCTCTACAGGACGAGAACAAGACGCACTGGACTGCTACCGCTATCGGCAAGCTGATCGGCAAGAGCGATCGATTCGTCGCGCAGCGCATCAACATCGCCCGCAATCTCGCCGCCGACCTGCAGCAGAAGCTCGCCGCCGGCGAATTGAAGGTCGAAGTGGCCCGCATCCTCGCCGGTGCCCCGAGCAAGCTGCAGAAGATCATGGCGAAGGACCCTTGGGCACTGCGTGACGCCGATACGGTGCGCCGCAAGCTGCAGGACAAGGCCATCCCGGTTTCGACCGCGGCCTTCAAGATCGATCTCTACGATGGCGAATACCTGGTCGAAGGCGACAAGAAGTGGTTCGCCGACAAGGCCAAGTTCAACCGCCTTCAATCGGACGCCGCCGACGCCCGGGTCGAGCGTCTGAAAAAGACCTGGCCGACCGCGCAACGGGTCAACACACAGACCCTTGGCAACTTCGTCTGGGCAGACGATGGCGGCTCGATCAACTCGTGGTGGGAGAACAAGGCCGAGGCGAAGAAGCGGAAGAAAGGAATTACGGAGTCCGACTGTACCGCGGTCGTTTGGCTCGAGCGGAACAAGATCAGGACCGCGAAAAACGTCGTTCCGCGCGAAGTGTGGGACGCCAAAATCGACAAGGCCAAGCCGCAACGGGTCGAGCGTGACCGGCCTGAGCGTGCCTCGAAGGAAGAGCGGCAAGCCGACGCCGTGACTGCTGCATTGGCCCAAGGCCTTCCCGGCCGGCCGGACCTAGCTCGACGCCTCGTGGTCTATGCCTTTCTCGGCAACCTGGGCGGCGCCGATCTTGAGATCAACGTCGATCCCCGACCGCACCTCGGAGACCAAGCCGAGCAGCTTGGGCAGTTCTTGGGCGGCGATGGCTTCTACCTCGACCGCTACGATCCCGAAGTCGGAGCAGAGGACAAGCTGTGGTCCGCCCTTCGCGCCCTGGACGACGCGGCCATTGACGGCCTGATCAGCCGCTTCATGTCCGAGGTCTTGCACGTTCCGGCCTTCGGCAAGGCGGACGGGCTGCACCGTGCTATCGCGGCCGAGCTGGGCGTGGAGATCCCAGCGCGTTTCGTGCCCGAGCCGGTTGCCGATGAGGTTGGAGGGCCGGCCGAGGCGAGCGACCACGACGCCGGCACCGACGCCGAAGTTGCGGAGGCCGCATGACGGCCGCCGCCCCGCCGGCACCGGCGCGCAGCTGGTCGTCGATGCTGTACGGCGCGCCCTGGAAGGAGTCAGGGCGCAGCATCCGCAAGCGCATGGCCGACCTGGTCACGCGCCGCGTCACGGGCGGCGGCTCGATCACGCATGAAGAGCTGCTGGGCGGCGGCTTCAGCCAGATCGAGATCGACACCCACTACCGCGCCGCGCTCGAGCTGTCGGGCGTGAAGCGGCTGGGGACGACGATATGAGCCCGGCGCCTTCCGATGCGCCGGCGCCCCGCCCCTTGCGCACCCTGCCGGCCGAGATCGTCATGGCCGCCGGCGAGAGCGTGCCGGTGCCGCCCGCGCTGGCAGAGGCGATCGACCAGGCACTGGCCGTGGCGCCGACGTCGGGCACCGCGGCCGAGTGGCGAACGGCGTTCGCCACGGCCCTGGTGGCCGGGCTGTTCGAGCAGGGCCTGTTCCTGTTCCCGCGCGCCCACAGCCGGACGCGCGAGGCGGTCGACGCCAACCTCTACAGCCTGGCGCTCGACCGGCTGCACGACGGGGAGCGCCACCTTGTCGCGCTGGCGCAGATCGTGGGCGACATGCCCGAACTCGGCCCGCTGTTGGCCCATTTCCAGCAGGTGATCGACGCCCTCACCGGCCATGCGCCGCCGGCCGGCGCCGAACTGCGCGGCGCCCTCGACGAGCGGCTGCGGACCATCCGCCAGATCACCCTCGGCGTGCCGCTGGACGCGCCGCCCCACTGGCTGCCGGAGCGCGCCGGCGCCGACGACCAGGCAGGTGCGGCATGAACGCCCCGCTCCGGATCTCCCGCGCGACGGCGAACGAGCGCCTGACCGACGCCGAGCTGCAGGCCCTCTCGCGCTGGGTCAACGAGTCGACGCTGCCGTCGTGGCGCGGCTTCACGCCCGCTCGCGACGGCACGCCGATCGACGCGCTCAACCAGTTGATCGGCGAACACACCGCCATGCGCGCCGTCCTCGACCTGGTCGGCGACTTCGCCGGCGATCTCACCGTCTTGCTGCAACGTCTGAACGGGAAGGAACCGACCGATGACCGACGCCATCAGTGACAAGCCCCTCAGGCAGACCGGCTTCAGCCTGCTCATGTACCATTCGCCACTGTCGCGCCTGACGCGGCCCGACCCGGAGACTTTCAAGGGTCTCCGGACCGTCGAGGAGGTCGAGGCCTGGATGGCCGGCATGTACACCGTCTCCTCGGCCGAAGGCGCCAAGCCGATCCAGTCCGTCGTGCTGTGCGGCTCGGCGCGCTTCCTGCGCCAGTTCCACGAGTGGAACGCCCAGCTCTCGACGCACGGCTTCCTGGTGTGGTCGCTGGGCATCAACCGCGCGCCCGACCTCGGCAGCCTGTCGCCCATGACGAAGGCCACGCTCGAGGCCGTGCACTTCGCCAAGATCGCCCAGGCCGACGCCGTTCTGGTGATCGACTCCCCGGTCGACGGCAAGCCCTACATCGGCGAGAGCACCGCGCGCGAAATCGCCTGGGCGGAGAAGCTGGGCAAGCCGGTGTTCTACGCGGGCAAGTATCCGATGGTGCCCGAGTTCACCAAGCCCGCGCCGGAACCGTGGTCGCTCTACGGCAACGACCAGCTCGAGGACAATATCCGGGACGTGAAGCGCCTGCTCGACGGCATGTTCGCCCGTTGCCCGGCGGCGCTGCTGGAGCATTGCTCCGGCATCTGGGACGGCGAAGTCCACGACGAATACGGCTGGGCCGACGAGATCGACGTGAACGCGATCTCCGAGGAGCCCGAATCTTTCCCGGCCGGCTGCCGCCACGTCGTCAGCTTCAGCGCCGAGCTGGGCGAGGCCGTGCTGGTGATCGACCAGAACGGCTTCGACGAAGACCAGGGCAAGCAGGTGGTCCGCTGGCACCTCGAGCCGCTGACGGCGGAGGAGAAGTGGCAGCGCCAGGCGCCCTGGCGTGAGCCGATGACGTATGGCGACCTCGGCCTGCCCGAGCCGTCGCTGCAGCAACGGCAGGCCGAAATCGACGGAGACGGAAAATGAGCGACGCCATGGCCAGGACGGCGTCGCTACTGCAGGCCATCGCGGGCGGCGTCGACAAGATCCTCCAGACGAATGCCGGCGAGCCGATGGGGTTCTCGATCATCGTCTGGCCGCGGACGGAGAACGAGCGCTGCAACTATGTCTCGAACTGCGATCGCGCCGAGGTCGTTCGCGGCCTCAGGGCGTTGCTGGCCGGATGGGAGGCCAGCCCGGAAGAAGTGCCCGGCAGCCACCGGGTGAACTGATGGGTGACCACATCAACGCTGACGGCCAGTTTCAGAGCGACAAGTATCCGTGGTGTCGACCGGGCTTCGTGCCGCTGAAGATCACCGACGCCGGCGCCTGGCAGCCCCTGTGGGACTACGCCGAGCAGCGGCGCGCGATCGACGTGGGGTTCGCCGACGACTTGCAGGCCGCGTTGAGAGCGGCCGGCTACGTGCCGCCGGCACTGGACAAGGTCGTCCTCGCTCGGGGCAGCGTGGCCGATCCCGGCCGGGACAAATGCTTCCGGGGCATTCAGCTGGTCTGTGCCGGCCTTCCGACGGCAACCGTGCTCGCGGCCCAGATCGACAGCCTGGGCTGCACGATTGCCTTTGCCGCCGACGATCCCGATGAAGCCCATAGAATCATCGCCCACGTCGGCGGCGATCTCGCGAAGGCCGTCGACAACAACTGGCAGGCGATCAAGGACCAGACCGCCACCGTTCACGGGAAGCCGGGCAATGGGTGATGGCCATAGCGAACGGCGTTCGCCGTGGGGCCGATCGACATGAGGGCCATTTCTCTCTGGCAGCCGTGGGGCTCGCTGATCTTCGCGCGCTTGAAGAAGTTCGAGACACGCCACTGGCCCACCTTCTATCGCGGCCCCCTGGCGATTCACGCCGCACAACGCCCCTGCCCGCCGATCGACGATCTGCTTGTCGAGCTGTGCTGCGATACCTTCGGGCAAAACTGGCGCGCCGAACTACCGCGCGGCCGCATGCTGGGCATCGTCGATCTGGTCGAGTGCAAGAGCACGGAGGCTTATGACGTCGACGCCATTGAACAGCTTTGCGGCAATTGGGCACCCGGCCGCTACGCCTGGCGTCTCGAGGAGCCTCGCGTCTTCGCCGATCCACCCCTCGCAAAGGGGCGGCAGTCCTTCTTCGATTGGGATCACACCCTGGCCGTCGCGGTCCCGCCTGAACAGGCGCGTCTGCTATGACCGACGTCAACGCCACCCTGTGGACCGACGTTGCGATCCGGACGTTGGGCTTCGCCAGCCGCCGGACTGAGATCGACCAGTGGCGCACAGACAATGCGCGCTACTTGGTGCGACTCGAGGAGACCTATCCCCATCTGCACGCCCGCCTCGAGGAGGCGGCCGCCCAGGTCGCGGCGGGTTTGGCGCCGTGACTGCCAGCACCGTGCTTGCACAGGTCGATCCCGACCACCAACCGCTGGCGGTTGTCGCCGCGCGGCTTGGCAAGTCCTCCCGGTGGCTGCAATCTCGGTTGACGGAGGATGGGCGGCGGGCCACGCATCTGCAGCGGCTGCAGCACCATCACCACATCGGCGGATCGAAGAGATGGTCGGAGAACGAATACAGGGCCCTGGGCGCGGCGATCGCGGCCGAGGATGCCGATCGGGCCAGCGCCCGCGTAAGGCGTCTCCGGGCCTCCAGATCGTCGCCAGAGACGGGTTCTGGCACGTCGTCGGCACTGTCCGCGCCGCAACCCTCGACGGAGCGCGACGCTCACGCCGCCTTAGAAAGGGTACTGGCCTTCCGGCGAACGCCGAATGCTTGCCCGACGCCGAAGCGCTCCGGGACGCCTGGTCGCTCGAAGCCCGGCAAGAGATCATCCACGGGGTCCAGCCGAGTGTTGCCGTTTCCATCGCCATCGAACGGTACCTGAAGCGCACGCGCAAGCACGGCCGCAAGCCCAGCTGGCGCGAAGTCTCGATGACCCAGGCGATCGCGCGCCGTTTCAAGATCCGCAAGCTGGGCGCGATCGGCGCCGAGGAATGGGTCTCGCTGGCCGAGGCCGCCGTCGCCGGCGCGGCCGCCTCGACCCGCGAGCGCTACCTGAACGGGCTCATGTCGTTCCTGAACTGGTGCCGCGCCAAGCCGCGGCGCTGGATCGGCGACAAGACCATGCCGCACTTCGAGCGCGACGCAGCCGCCCGCAAGCCCAAGCACCGCCAGCGCCGGCACGTCGCCGACTGGCGGCCCGAGCTCGTGCAGCTGCTCGTCGACCAGGCCGGCTGGCACCTGAAGCCGCAGCTCTGGGTCGAATGGAGCACCGGGCAGCGCGTCTCGGCCGTGCTGCGCACGCGCCTGGCCGACGCCATGCTGGCGCTCGGCCGCGAGCAGATCACGTTCCGGTCGACCAAGACCGGCGAGACCGTGACCGCGTCGCTGCATCCGAACGCGGCCGAGGCGCTGCGCCAGTACATCAAGCGCCGCGGCCGGTTGTGGGACCGCGAGGGGCCGCTGTTCCTGACCAAGGCCGGCAAGCCGTACAAGACCGACAACGATCTGAGCGGGCACAACCGCACCGCCTTCAACAACGCCAAGGTCCGGGCGACCGGCGTTCGCCGGCGCCAGGCGCTTGAAGCCGCGCTCGAGCTGCGCCGCCAGGGCCTGGTCGACCAGGCGCGACAGACCATCGGCCAGGCCCACGCCGATATCCGCCTCATGCGCCAGATCACCCAGCACTGGTTCCGCCACCTGCTGGCCACGACGCTGCACGCCATGAAGGCGCCGGCGCGCGTGGCCATGGACCAGGCGGGCTGGCTCACGGTCGAGAGCTACATGGCCTATGCCCACGACGTGCCCGACGTGCGCCGCGCCGTAGTCGACCAGCTGCCGATCGGCGCGCCGGCGGCGGAGAAGAAGACGGCATGAACGCCGCCCGCGGCCTGCGGCGACTCTGGGTGGTTGGGTCGATCGCCTGGACGATCGGCTTCACCGCGTGGCTGGCCTACGATATCGCCACCCGGGCGACCGAGATGAATGCGGAGGCCGAGCAGTCGGCCGCCGCCGCCTGCGGCAGGGCTACGGCCGAGGACCATCTGTGCTTTGGCGTGAAGCGGTACGAGTACCTTGAGCGGAACGACACGCTCGGCCGACGCATCGGCCGCCTGGCCGCCGAGCATGATTTCTTCGTGCCCCTGTTCTTCGCCTTCCTGCTGGGCCCACCCCTGCTGGTCTATGTGCTGGGCCTGGTCGCGGCCTGGATCGGCCGAGGCTTCGCGGCGGAGCGCAGGCCATGAGCGACGACGACGAGGCGGACTGGGACTCGAGCGGCTGGTCGCCGGTGTTCGACGCCTGGAACGAACTCGTGGGCTTCACGCGGCTGCAGATCCCGGTCGGCAAGTTCATGATGTCCCGGGCTGTCGTGCCGCGCTGGGGCGCCATGGACCAACCCCACGGCCACGACGTCGGCACCATGCAGCTGCTCGGCCAGGCGCACCGCATCGTGCGGGAACGGGCCGACGGCACGGCTTACTACGCCTTCCGCGTCTACGCCGGCGACGGCGATCCGGCCGACCTGCCGGAGTTCTGGCCGCTGTGACCAACCGCGAAGGAATGACCCATGAGCGATGATGCTGCTGAAGAGTCTCGACGGAAGTGGCGGGAGAAATACTCGGCCTACTCCAGCGACTTCAATCTGATGGCCGGGCCGCTGCGGAGGGATGCACTCGAGATCGTCAAGGAAAGCGGCGCCTGGGCAAGATTGGCGGTGCAATACGCGTTGATCGTCAATGCCGGTGCGCTGGCAGCGCTTCCCTATCTCCTCAACCACACCGGCACATATCGGATCGACGTCAGCGACGCGAGCGGTGCCGCCTGCTGGTTCGCCGGCGCGCTCTTTGCCGCCGCCCTGTGCTGCCTGATCGCCTACATCAACGCTCAGCTCATGGCGTCGGCCTACTGGTCGGACTGGGATGCCGAAGTCCACAACACGGGGGACCGTCATTTCGGCAATGAGAAAGCCCGGCAGGCGGTCCCGGTCGCCGTGGCGCGCGCCGAACGGATACGCAAGCACACCGGCTGGACGAGCTTGTTGGGAATGGTGCTAGGTGTAGCTTCCTGGAGTGGCTTCATCTGGGGAGCCCTGCAGCTCATCCTCTTCCGGGTGACACCTGGTTGACACGCGAGGCTGGATGCCACAGAAAAAGCGCCGCGTGCCCAACGGGTTAGCGAACTAAGGCCTCTCCCCTCCGAAGGCAGAGGTCGTGAGTTCGAATCTCGCCGGGTCCGCCAAGTTTTCGCGATCTGGCGCCGGGACGTACGTGAGCAGCCTGCCGATGAAACCTTTGATATTTTCGATGCGGGTCGCCATGGCCGTCCTCACTCTGTCCCTTGGGGCTTGCAGCCGCGACTACATCTTCGAGGGCAACCAATACAGCAGCCCGATGACGGTAAATAGTATCAAGCGCCTTTACGAAGCCAGGGACGCCTGTCTTGCCAAGAACGCCGTCCCTTCGGATACCGGCAACTCGGACGTTGCCAGCATTGCCAAGGCCGTCTCCCTGTCCTGCGCGCCCGAGACCGACCGCCTCATCGTCGCGAGCAATCCCGACCGCGATCCGAAGGTTGCCCTGGCGATCCGCAACGACACGGACAGGCGGGCAGTACTGTACGTCATGAGGGCGCCGCGTTGATCTCATCGCAACATCCGACGCGAACCGGCCTGGTGATTCTGGCGCTGGCGCTGGGGGCCTGCAACACTCCGGCGCTGTTCAAGGCCGGCGGTTACAGCAACCCCAGGGAGGTCACCAAAGTCGAGCGGGCCTACGAAGCGCGAGACGCTTGTTTTACCAAGAATGCCGCACCGACAAGCGGCGAGCCGGATGTCGCCAGCGTTGCCCGGGCTGTTTCCCTGTCGTGCATGCCCGAAACCAACCAGCTGATTGCCGTGACCAACCCTTACCACGACCCGCAGGTGACAGCGGCGATCATCGCGGACAACGACGCCAAGGCCTTGCGCTACGTCAGGCTGGCTCGTGGCGAGGGTTCGAACTAGGCCGCGACACCGCGCGTGCGACAGCCTGCGCAATCCGGTCGTCCGCATCGCTCCGGATATTGAACGCCCCGAGCTGTCGGCGGCATTCGGCGGTCAGTTGATTGGTGCGCTGCTCTCCGCAGGGCTTCCGGCGTTCGATGTGCGCCGCGCAGAAATAGAAGGCCAGGCCGCCCACGATCCAGAGGAAGACCGACACGTCGATGGCGCGATCGAACACGTGATCGATCTCGCGCGCCTCGCCATTCGGCGCCGACAGCGACACGATGAACCGAAGAACCACGATGCTGAGCGGCAGGGTCGCCGCACCGCAAGCCAGGTAGATGAGCGTCAACCCTCCCAGCGTCATCGGGGTTGCTCTCCGGACTCCTCGCCGCGTGCCCGTTCGATGGCGTCGAGGATCTCGGTCAAGCCGGTCCAGTAGACCACGCCCTGCTTGGCCAGTTCGTCCCGCACGGTACGGATCAGGCCAGCTTTCCTGATCATGAGATTCGCAAGGTCGATCTTGGCGGACTGGTTCGGCACGAATGGTCTCCCGGATGCGCGTCGCGCCATCTACATATCAGAGTTTCAGGAGCCATGCCTCGACGCCGCCCTTGCCCTTGACCTCGATCGAGCCGCGCGGTTCGAAGGCAAACAGGCCCTGCAACTTCTCGTAGACCGGGCGGGTGACCTGGATGGAGTCGGGAACACCACCCGATTCCATGCGGCTGGCGAGGTTCACCGTGTCGCCCCACAGGTCGTAGATGTACTTGCTCTTGCCGATGACGCCCGCCACCACGGGGCCGCTGTTGAGGCCGATGCGCAGCTTCATGTCGACCCGGTTCTCAAGCGCATGCTCGCGCGTGATGTGGACCATGCGGATCGCCATGCGTACCATTCGTTCGGCATGGTTGGCCACGGGCACGGGCAGACCGCACACCGCCATGTAGGCATCGCCGACGGTCTTGATCTTCTCGATGCCCAGTTCATGGGCCGCGTCGTCGAAGCGCGTGAACAGCCCGTTGAGCAGCGTCACGACCTCCTGCGGCGGCATCTCCGAGGACAAAGCCGTGAAGCCCACCAGATCTGCGAAGGCGACCGTGACCTCGGCAAAGCCGTCGGCGATGCTCTGCTCGCCGCCGCGCAGCCGGTTGGCGATCGGTGCCGGCAACACGTTCAGGAGCAGTTCCTCGTTCTCGCGGTTCTTGCCCTCGATCACGACGTTCTTCTCGCGCAACTCGTCGACCATGCCGTTGAAGGCAAGGCAGAGTTGTCCGATCTCGTCGCGGCTGCGCACCGGCACCTGGGCACCGTAGTCGCCGGCAGCGAAGCGGTGCACGCCCGCGGTCAGGTCGCGCAGCGGCCCGAGCAACGCGCGCGACAGCCAGCCGCCGGTCGCGATCACGACCACCAGCGCGAGGCCGCCGACGATCGCCAGATCCTGGCGCAGCTTGTAGACCGGCGCGAAGGCTTCCGCCGAGTCGATCTTGGCGATCAGCGCCCATTTGACACCCGGGATCGCCAGCGGCCCCCAGGAGGCCAGGGTCGGAACGCCGTTATGACCGTCGACCTCGCCGGTGCCGTCGATGCCGGCGAGCGCCAACTGGCTGGCTCTCGTGTCGACATGCTGGAGCAGGATCGGCGAATCGAAGCGGCGAATGGCGACGATCTCCGCCTCCGGCACACCGGCCGCCTTGAGGTCGGCGAAATAGCGCCCCGGATTCTCGTAGAAGGCGCGCACGCCCGAGCGCAGCAGGTGATCGGGCCCGACGAGATAGGCCTCGCCGGTGCTCCCGAATCCCTCGTGGCGCCAGCGCCGGTCGCCGGTCAGCACCTTGTCGATCTCGCGATCCGACAGCTGGGCCACCAGAACCCCGATAACGACGCCCTCGTCGATCACCGGTGCGGCCGCGAACGCGGTCGGCTCGCCGCCCGCAGGCGCGAACCGGGCAAAATCCTCGAGGCACACAGCCGACCTGTCGGCCGAAGCCGCGCAATGGGCGACGGCGGCGGCGAGACTCGAATTGCGGTACGGGCCGACCTGCAGCGAGGTGACGAAGTCCACCTCCTTGTCGACCGTATAAACGAGATCGCCCGACTTCGGATCGGCGATCATGAAGTCGTCGAAGCCGACGGTCATGGCGGCGGCCCGCAGCAGCGGGTTGTAGACGGCATGCAGCTCGCTGTAGCGGCTGCCGTCGCCGGCGTTGTCGAGCAGCCGCCGCCGTGGCGCCGGATGCGGATTGGCTGCGATATAGTGGTACTGCAGATAGACTGCGGCCGGTCCTGACGGCAAGTAGTCGGCCAATTCAGGCTCGCGGCCCAGCACGCGACGCATCTCGGGCAGGAAGTGCGCGCCGTACCAGTCGCCGAGCTTCCCTTGAAGCTCCGTTGCTGCCGGCTCGCGATTGAGGGCCTCGACCGCGAGCCGGAACTCGCGCGTGGCCTCGACCACCATCTTGGACGTGGCGAGAAGGCGCAGCTCGGCATGGACCGTGCGGAAGTAGGTCTCGACCTGGCGCGCCTTGGTCTCGCGCGCCGCCGTAAGCTGGTTGTAGATCGCCTGCTCCAGCGCATCGCGTGCCCGTACATAGCCCAGGACGCCGGTGACCAGGACCGCGACCGCCCCCAGCAGGGTCAGGACCGCAAACAGCCGGAGGCCCAGCCCCCAGCGCACCGGGCGGTCGGCCGACAA